CCGATCAGCAGCAACGAACACCGGAAACTATTCAGCAGCAACGAACACCGGAAACTATTCAGCAGCAACGAACACCGGATACCAATCAGCAGCAACGAACACCGGATACCAATCAGCAGCAGAAGTAACCGGAAAAGAATCAATAGCCATAGTAACAGGAAAAGATAGCAAGGCTAAAGGAGGTATCGGTTGTTGGATAGTTCTTACAGAAAGAGGAGAATGGGATGATAATGTGTATCCGATTAAAGAAGTTAAAGCTGTAAGGGTTGATGGTGAAATTATAAAACCTGATACTTACTATAAGTTAATCGATGGTGAAGTTATTCCATGTGAGTAATCTATTCCCGGTTTTCCTTGATCGGCACTCCGGGAGCAATTTAAACCACTTTAAATAATATAAGATATGAACGAAAAAAAAGAATTAACTATTAGAGAGAAAGAATCTGTATTTGAGATTCAAACAGCTGATTTGACAAAAAACAATCTTCCTTCTTTAGATGACGCTCAAGAGCTTCCGATAGACTTGTGCGGTAATTATTGGTCTCCAGAACAGGCTGGAGAATTCAAAAAAATCTTTTTTGTAGAAATCAAACCACAAAAGGTATTGAGTGCTACCAATCCGGATGAATTAATAGATTTAGATTGTGCTTTCTTCTTAGAAAGAAAGGCGGACGGAACAGTTCAAACTATAACTAACGGTTCCAGAAGATTAGTCGGTATCTTGGAGCAATATATTGAGAATGGTTCTCTTAAAAAAGGTACTGCTCTTAAAATCACGTACATGGGTAAAAGGAAGAATAAAACCAATAATTTCCAGTCAGACAATTGGTCTGTCAAACCCTTGCTTATAAACTTACCTGTTGCCGGATAATGGAAGCATTTGACTTGAATGGATTTGCAGAAGGGGAAGAACTCAACCCTTCTGCCTATAATCCGGAAGATTATCCTACCAAAGAGGAAATGCTTGACTTCATATACTCAAATTCTCACAAACCACCCGTTAATATTGATTTGAAAGAATTAAGCGTTAACGGATTGGTTAAGCGAGATCCAATGGAGATGTATTTGAAAAGCAAGCATATTTCTTCTTCTAACCTCAAAAATGCTCTCAAGACTCCTCGTTCATTTTACTATGATTATGAAAGGGTATTTGAGGAAAAAGAAAAGCCCTGCTTTCAACTAGGCACATTTGCCCACATGGCATTCTTGGAGCCCCGTTTATTTGAACTTGTCAAAGTAGAGCCTAAATATAACCAGTCTTCCAAAGAAGGTGTAATAGGAATGATTAAGTTCTATAACGAGTTATTATCAAATGATGAGAACTATGTTCCAGATGTCGAAGAAGAAATACCCTCTGAAAGATGGAACTTTAGTGATCTAAAAGATTTCCGTGATTATAAAAAACAGAAATGTTTGGATCTGGGTTACTCCTTTATCAGTGAAGATATGAGTATGATAATAAAAGCTCTTGAGAGAAACTATTATTGGTATGGTGGTGGTATTATCCCCCAATTATTGAAAGGGGCTTATTCCGAGGTGTCTTTTTATGGCAAGGATGAAGAAACAGGGTTAGATGTTAGAGTTAGGCCGGATTATTTTAATGTAGAGGAAAATATTGGTGTAAATGCTGTAATTTCCTTCAAGACCACACGAGCCGATGATCTCGGTAAGTTCTACTATGATTGTGCGAAGCTTAAATACGAGCTTTCAGAAGGAATGTATCAAGAAGTAATGAGTAGTATTACAGGACGAAACTTTAATGTAACAATAATGATAATGTTACAGACAGTTGAGCCTTTTGATGTTGCTGTTCTATTCTGGTCTCCTGATGATCTTGCAAATGGCAAATATAAATATCACTATGCTCTTTCCATCGTAAAGGACTGCTTTGAAAAGAAGTGGTTCCCCGGATATGATGCAAATGCGGAAGAAGGTGCCCGTGGTATTATTGATATGCAACTTCCGGAATGGAGTAAGAAAATGCTTCATCCGGTTGCTATTGACGATATTATATGATTAACTAAAATAAAAGAAACAATGATTGATTTAAAAGACTACTCTCCAGAAGAAGTTCAATTCAAACTTCCAACAACAGTAAAGTTTCCAGAGATTATATTTCCCGATTGTGTATGCATGGATGAGATAAAAAAGAAACTGGCGGAGAACTTTATTGCCATTCAGGAAAAAGATGTAATAGCCAATCGGGTGATGGATGATTATGAAATCTCAACTATTCGTGCTAATTACGGTGAAATTGCGGAAGAACAGATGCCGGAATTAGAAGCGCAATTAGAGTCGTTAAAAGCTAAATTCAATAATGAAAAGAAGGAGTTTGAAGCGAAAATTTCAGCGTTACATACCCAATTTAAGGACCTTGTTAATCTTGCTAAAAAAGGAGTTAGAGATTATCCCCTAAAAATGATTGATACCTTCCGTATTCCTGTTATGGGGTATTATTTGTATTATTCATGGGTGAATGACGCTTTCCGTTTGGCATTGGTTCAGGAAATTCCGAAACACGAATATAATGACTTATTTAATTCTGGAGAAAAGAACCAGGAAGCATTTAAGGAATTAGGTTATGATCTTCCGAATGTTGATTTCAAGGATACACGAAAAAATGTTCGTCAGTTTGGTGAGGGTGAGAATATTGTTGAGGTATGGGAAGAAGATGGATATGATGTTTGGTTGGAGCAATGGATAGAGGATTTTGTTGATGAATCAACCGGTGAATCTATACCTATTCAACGGCATGAATTACATCGTTCTCCAATAGAAGAAAGCCCATGGAGAAAGGAGGAAAATAATGACGAGACTGGCACACAAGAAGGGGAGACCATCGAAGTATCGGAAGAGCCTGAAGAATAACCCGTATTGGGAGGAAGTGAAACGAAAGGTTCGTATTCGTGACGGGCATTGTTGCCAAGTATGCGGTAAAACCTACAATTTAGAGATTCATCATAAAGTCTATGAAGTTGCGGGATATTCTATCGTAGGTCATGAATTAGAGTTCTTGTATTGCCTTGAAACGCTATGTGAAGATTGTCATGCAATGAAGCATGGTAAATAAATAATCCCGGTGTCCGTTGGTTCGGTATCCGGGAACTATTTTTAAAATAACTTATATGAAACAGATTAGTACTAAACAAGCACAACGTAACAGAGAAATAGCCAAGATTAAGGAAAACCTTCCTTCCTATTGTGTTATATGTGGTAAACCGGCTGTAGATGCTGCACATTTAGTTCCCAAAAGCATGTATCCCGAACACTATACAAATCCCTTGAATATAGTTGGATTGTGCCGGGAATGTCACAATAGGTATGATAATGATTTGTCCTTTAGACGCAAACAAAAGCGTCTAATAGAGCGTGTGAAGTCTTTTGATGAATGTGCAGCAAATAGATATTTTCGTTTATGAATAGTTATCAGTTAATATCCAAGCTTCGGAAGATTAGAAATGATACTTATCTCACTGCAATAGATCAGGCATTATATTATGAACTAATATCTATTTGCAATGAAAAGGGATGGAAAGAGGTGTTTGAGGCTCGTAGTTCTGTATTATGTACTTCATTGAATATATGGGATAAAACACTACGAAAATCACGCAAAATACTTGCTGATGCAGGTTTAATATCTTTCGAATCATGTAGAGATAAGAGGGTAGGATGCTATTATTCTTTTCAGACAAACCTAAGTAATGATATTAAATCATCGGTAATATCATCGGTAAATGGTACTGATGAAAATACCGGAGAAAATACTGATGATAACAAAATAGGAGATACTCAATCATCAGTAAATAATACGGTAATTTCTTCGGTACTACGTACTGATGAAAATACTGATGATAAAAATACTACTCCGGTAATATCATCGGTAAATGGTACTGATGATATTGAAATTTCACCTATTATAGATATTAATAAAACTATAAACGTAGAGAGTCACGCACACGTGCGTGAGACTCCCCCCTCTCCAAAGAAGAAATCCCGAAAGGAAAAAGGGGATGAAACTCCGTTGGTTTACCCTTTCACTTCTATGGCTTTTATGTCAGCATGGGAAGCACTCCGTAAAACTCCGAAATGGAAGAAGAAGCTTAACTATGCTCTTCAGCTTTCGCTTGATAAACTTTCCAAGTTTGAAGAAGAGTTTGCCATTCGGCAGATTGAAAGAGCAATTGAGTCTGATTGGACGGGAGTCGTATTTACAGGAACTGAACGAGATTATCAAGAATGGTTAAAACAGAAGTATGGAAACAATCAGAACAATCGGGGAGATAATCCCAGTAGTGAAATTAGGTCAGCAGGAATTAAATCAATCTCCTTCGGTTAAATTTCACATCAAAGGCAAGGAGATAACATGGGGCGAGGACCTAGTAGAACATTTCTGGAAAAAAGAGTTTATTAACTCCATGAAGGAAGTAGAACCGGGATTTATCATTGACGAACGCAACAGAGTCCTATTATCCGAATTGTATGATTATGTATTGGGCAGAAGTAAGATGTTTGATTCCTCAAAAGGATTGTTTTTGTGGGGACCTATTGGGGTCGGAAAGTCTGTTTTGATAAAAGGGCTACAGCGTTATCTAGGGAAGATTAACCGTTTACGATACGGATGCAATAACGATCACATCGGTTTTAGACTCACTAGTGCAATAGAAATCTCTCTTATGTATGCAGAGAAAGGTATGAACGGGTTATTCCGGTTTACTGATCGTGAATACATGTGTAATCTGGCTATTGATGAATTGGGACGTGAGCCTGCAGACTCAAAGCATTATGGGACCGGGATAAATGTCATACAAACCATTCTACAACTTCGATATGAAGTCAGAAGGGAATTTATTACCCACGTTACAACCAATCTCGATCCAAATTCAGAGTTTGGAAACAAATACGGTGATTATATCGCTGATAGAGTTAAAGAGATGTTTAATGTAATCGAATTGAAAGGATCTTCCCGCAGATGAGAATACTCCTAAACATCCTCCTTCTCCTAGGAGTGAACATCTTATTTTACCTGGTGGTGTATGCGATAGCGGCCCACCTGATGGATAATATTAATTAAACGATGAATGATAATGAAGAAAACTCACGGCTCATTATTTAGTGGCATTGGAGCTCCGGAACTTGCATCCGAATGGATGGGCTGGGAAAACCTCTTCCATTGTGAAATAAATGATTTCTGCCGGAGCTTTTTGGAAAAACGATTTAAAGGTACAAGTTATGCAGATATTACCAAAACAGATTTCAATATTTGGCGAAACCGAGTGGATATCCTTACAGGCGGATTCCCCTGCCAGGATGCAAGTAAGGCAAAGCAAATGGGAGGAAAAGGACAACTCGGACTTGAAGGAGAAAGGACCGGATTATGGTGGCACATGTGTCGGGCGGTTGATGAAATTCGTCCACGGTGGGTTGTTGCAGAAAACGTTGTCAATATCACAAGGGTTAACAACGGAAGAGATTTTGCAAAAATCCTCCATTCGCTTTCCGGATTGGGGTACAATGCTGAATGGAAGATTATGTACGCTTCAGACGCAGGTGCGCCCCAAAGAAGAGCCAGGTGTTACCTGGTTGCTTACTCCGACAGCGTCCGATTACCGGAGGGAGAATCTTTCTTCTCCGATGTATGCAAGACGATTGTCAAGGAGCGCAGGCTGTTTGCCGGAACATCTTTATCGGTTGGGGCTGCGTGGGATGGTCAACCACCAGTTTGTAGCGTGGATTATGGGTTTTCCGATAGATCACTTGAAATGTATGGCAAATCTCGATTAAAAGAAGAAGTATTTCGTGCTTACGGAAATTCAATGTGCCCCCAGCTGGTATATAATATTTTTAGAAGAATAGAAGAATTGGACAATTAATTAAACCTTGCAAGTTCTTGAAGAATTATCAAGGATTTGCGTAAAACAAAATAGAAATGAGCAAATACAGTGGATATCATTACGCCTTTACCTCTACAATCACCCATCTGCGGGAGATAAATGTGGATATGTTTTTTAGAAAGTAAAACAAATCAAATATTAACAAGAAGAAATGAGTGAATTATATATACCCATAGAACGCCCTACCAGAAACCTTGTAAATGGTAGGTTTTTAAAAGGGCACACTCCCTTTAATAAGGGGAAAAAATGGTCTGACTATATAGATGGTCGTAAGAAAAGGAAGATGCTTAGAGGATTGGAATTAGGCAGAAAGGGTAATCCTAATATTGCAGGAAGTAATGCAAAGCAAGTAGTCGCAATAAAAGACAGGCAATTATTTGCTATTTATCCATCTTCTAATGATGCAGGTCGGAAAACTGGAATATGTAGCCGCAATATTCGTAGTTGTTGCTCTGGTAAAAGAAAGAGTGCCGGAGGTTATCAATGGTTTTGGGAAAATGATAATGAATGGCTTGATCTGATAAATATATGAAAGAGTACATATTGAGTGAAATACGTGATACCTTATTTGGCAAAATTCCTAATGAGGAAATTCCTACAGTGATCGATTCTATATCATTTTGCTTAAGGAATTATGATATAACAGAAAAGGAAACATCGGTTGTGGTCTATGATAACTCCGATTCGCAGATTATTAGTAAATTCTTCATAGCTAAAGCCGTCGAAGGGTTGTGCCAAAGTTCCTTGGACTATTACCGTGTCATATTGAGAGCCTTTATCCTTCAAGTTGGGAAGCATATAAAAGAGATCGTAACAGATGATATTCGTGTGTATTTAGCTTACAAGAAGATAAATAAATGCAGTGACAACACATTGAATAATATCCGTAGGACTTTAAGTAGTTTTTTTACTTGGTGTACAGAGGAGGGGATAATTGAAAGGAATCCGATTCTTCGGATTAAAGGTGTAAGACAAGTGAAGAAATTAAAGAAGCCTTTGAGTGAGGATGATATGGAGAATCTTAGGGCAATGACTAAAAATAAAAGAAACAGAGCTATAATAGAGTTTCTTTTTTCCACCGGTTGTCGTGTTTCTGAAATGACGAATGTCAATCGGGCTGATGTTGATTGGGTAAACGGTCAAGTGGATGTATTAGGGAAGGGCAGAAAATATCGCACTGTATACTTGTCCGCTCGATGTAAAATAGCTCTACAGGAATATATTAATTCTCGGACAGACACTTTGGAAGCTTTGTTCTTGTCGGATTATGAGGGTATGTGTTCGCAGATAAAAGATACGAAACAGCTTTCTCGTATATCAAAGGGAGCCGTAGAAATCATGTTACGGAATCTTGGGAAAAAGGCTGGTATACCTAATGTTCATCCTCATAGATTCAGGAGGACAGCCGCTACTACTGCTTTGAAACGTGGAATGCCTATTGAACAAGTGCAAAAAATGTTAGGTCATGAAAGCATTCAAACGACTACTATTTATGCACAGTCAACTAATGATGAAGTTAAATTAGCCCATGAAAAATATATTATCTGATATAAACGAAATGTTGAGTATAACAGACAGTTATCAGGCACCGGAACGTATAATGAATCTTTTATTTGGAGCCAAAAAAGAACGAATTAAGGTATTCAAAGACTTTTTGGATTATTTCAAATGCGATTTCAGTTATGATTGGTTTCATGAATACTTTGAAGATGAACATGCCGACCGAAAGAATAACAAGCAGGATTTTACTCCTAAAAGTCTTTCAGCTTTGGTTTCTAAATTATTAGGTTCTGATACCGGAGTGACCTATGAGCCAACAGCCGGAACAGGCGGAATGCTTATCTCGAATTGGTACAATCACCGGAATAGTATTAGCTTTCTGGATTATAAACCTAACGACCATTTGATAGTATGTGGTGAGTTGTCAGACAAAACTATACCTTTCCTTTTATTTAATCTAGCTATCAGGGGAATATTCGGTATCGTATTCCATGGTGATACTTTGAGAAACGAATACAAGGCTGTGTATATATTGACTAATGAATTGAATTCTCCTTGTGATTTTTCAACAGTCACAAGGTGGCAATAGTTATTCAAGTAATGGCAATCCCTTCCGCATTATCGTATGGGATTATCAGGAGAAATAAAATATTAGAGGAACTTAAAACAAATAAATTATGAAACAGACATTAGAAGAAGCTGCAAGAGAAGCAATTCACGCACATTATAACTGCAATGGCAAATATCCATGCGAAGAACGTGACTATTGTGAACACTGTAATGGTCATAATACCGCATTTGATTGTTGTGAATGTGGTGCGGATGAATTTAAAGAGGGTTTTATCGCTTGCGCTGAATGGCAGGCAAAGCAATCAATAGAGGTCCTTTCCTCTGTTTTAGAAAACTGGGTACATGGCGGTGATGCTGATTGCATCATTGCGGAGTTTGAAGAAAAATTAAACAATAAATAGTATGATATTAAAAGATATAGTAAGCCTATTGGCTAACCGGATAAACCAACCTCGTGTAATAGAGTGCTATTTACGAAAAGTGTATGCAAAAGGTTATGAGGCTGGAACCAAGCAATCCCCGTGGATCAGCGTGAAGGATAAGTTACCGGATAATCAAAATATTGTTTTGGTGCGTGACGAATACGATGGATTCTGTACTGCTTATCTTCACGGCCCAAAGAGTGGATTTATAACTTATGGAGAGGAGGCTTATCGCAAATTCGGAGAGATTACCCATTGGATGCCAATCCCTTCTTTCGATGAAATACTGGAAGGCAACAGAGATGTACTAGAACGGATTAAGGAGAAAGGAGATTGAATATGTATGTAGCAAGAGACAGATGTGGGGATTTATGCCTTTTCACTGGACGCCCCGTAAAGATTGATGAATATTGGCTACCAACAAAACATTGCTTTGATTGGATTAGGCTTGATTCTGAACTGTTTCCCGAAGTAAAATGGGAAGATGAAGAGCCGACAGAAGTTGAATTGGTAAAGAAGGAATAATAACTATGGGATTTACAACAGCAGCGTTTATTAGACGCAATACACCGGAGCTTCGGAAGAAGTTGGAAGAGTTGGGGTATTACAAAAACTCTCCTAAATGGACAAATGATTGTAGTATAATATGGGCTTACCAATATCCAGAAAAAGGATTCGATACTCCTAATTATGTAATTGCAGATTCTTTTGATATTCCTTTTGATAAACATAGCCGCTTATGTGGGAAATTTATTGACTGCGGAATAAACGAAGAACTTTTCTTGGCAATAGCCGCATTACAGGATGATACAGACAGGAAACAGTGGTTTACCGATGGTTATCATTGGGAAATATGCCCTGATGAAGTAGCATATATTAATGCTTGGATAGACAGATATGGGTATTCACCTCATAAGGCTACCGTAGAAGAGCTAATAGAACACTTTAAAGAAAAGGAGGAATAAAATGGAAGATAAACTTATAACGATAAACACTTTGAATATATTATTGCAAAAAGGCTTTAACTATTATCATTTCCCAACACAATCATTAGCCCAGAAATGGATTCGTGAAACAAATAACCTACATATTTCCATCATTAGAAACACTTGCGGTTATAGCTATGATATATGCAAAGCTGACAATGGAACTCATATAACCGATGGAATATTTAAAGGTCCTAACGATGGTGGTCAGTGGGACACCTACGAAGAAGCATTGGAAGCTGGAATACAGAAAGCAATTGAACTAATATAAAATACAAAATTATGAAACCATTTGATTTAGAAAAAGCAAAAGCAGGTGCGCCTCTATGCACAAGAGAAGGATTTAGAGCTAGAATTATATGTTTTGATGCAGATAACGATAGATTCCCTATTGTTGCTCTACTTAAAAGCGATAATGGCAAAGAATATCCCGCTTCTTTTACTAAAGAAGGACGATTTTCTGATGGGGAAGTAGACTCCTCAAATGATTTATTAATGGAGGGAATAAAGAAAGAAGGATGGATAAATATATATGAAGCATTGAAAGAAAGATGTATTGGAGCGGTTTACAACTCAAAAGAAACAGCCATGCGTATGAAAGTTAATGAAAAAGATATTACATACATAACTACAGTTAGAGTAGAATGGGAGGAATAATCATGAAAAAAATAATGTTCAACGATAAATTTGGTTTAACCCAAGCTGTATTGGAAGGTCGAAAGACAATGACAAGAAGAATTATAGAAATTGGCGAATATGTTAGTTTTCCTATTATTCGTTTTCGCCCCCTTGAAGACTGGGAGAAGAAAGTAGTTAATCCCAATTATGTGTTTAACGGACATGTTTATGCAGTATATAATGAATTGGATTTACTATGTCACCTTGTTAAACCAAGATACAAGGTTGGTGAAGTCGTTGCCATTGCGCAAAGTTATATGGATGTTGACCAATTTCATAGAAAGGGGAAAAATGCGGCTTACTTAGAATACTTGGATTCTATATTGCCTAAACTGAAATTATATCCCGGTTGGGGAAATAAGATGTTTGTGAAAGCCGACCTAATGCCCCACCATATCAAAATTACCGGGATCAAGGTTGAACGCCTGCAGGACATTAGCGATGAAGATTGCTTGAAAGAGGGAATTGTAAAGCAAGAAGTAATATCTGATGAATCCCCTTTCCTTTATGCTTATGATGCTTTTTTGAACGGAGATAATAAATACTTTGCTTCTCGCTGGTTTAAGAGCCCCAAAGAAGCCTTTGCTGCCCTGATAGACAAAGTCTCCGGCAAAGGCGTATGGGAAAGTAATCCGTTTGTATTTTGTTACGAATTTGTGTTAGTTGACTAAGGGAGGAATAGCAATGCCAATAAGCGAAGTATACAATATGGATTGCATGGAATACATGATGCGTAAATTGAAATAAAACAGCATACTTATGAGTGAAGTAATAGTATTTAAAATAATTCTTTTACATCTTGTTGCCGGGATGATTGTCTGTCTTTTAGGCATGATGACGGTAGGTCATACAATCATTCAGAAATGTTTGAGAGGTATTATTGGGATGGTAATAATATCTATGATAGCTTCATTAGGATATGTACTAATTAACGTATAGCAACGAAGTTATGAACCAAGCAGACAGCAACCTACTGGAGGAATGTATGAAGGAAGCCATGAAAGTGGAATTCCTGGACACCAGTGAAGAGATAAAGTTATGGGCTTATTCCCTGTATAATGCGAAAATATGGGGAAAGAACACAAAGTAAAAGAGCGTCACCCGAACCACCAGATAGACGCCCTTCCCTAATTCATAGTACAAATATACTATTTACTTTTAAATAATCGTACTATGTTTTCAGAAATATCAGAGTTAAAATCTATCAGAGAGCAGAAATCCAGATTGTCAGAAAGAGAGTCTGAATTATCTGCTCCTATTATGTCAGATCTGGATTATATTCCATCCATATATAAATGGTTTTGCGAAATACAGGATTTTAGGGATTGCCCGGGAAATAAGGATAGCGTTCATATCAGAAAGAAGTTTATATTTATCATTCTTTTCCTTTATGCTCCCAGTGTATTGGCTGGTGGGAGAATGCCAAAAGGACTTCGGGATAAGATTGCCGAATCGGTAAATATCAGCGATAAAACATTTATTTCCCACAATATCGAAACTGTGGTTGTTCTCTACAATAATTATAAGGACTTTCGGAAGGATATAGAGTATATTTACACTGGAATTGTATCTCGGTTGAAAGACAATGGTATAATAGGCAAGGTATGATAAAAAGAGAAAACATAGTAATATCTAAAGTGCATCCCAATGATGGTCAAATAGATGGATTACCGAAGAATCCTCGGCTTATCAAGGGGGAAAGATTTCGTAAGCTTTGCAAATCTATAAAAGAGCTTCCCGAAATGACAGAAGCAAGGGATATTCTTGTTTACCCATATAATAGCGGATACATTGTAATTGGGGGAAATATGCGTTTGCATGCTTACAGGCATTTAGGATGGAAAGAAGTTCCATGCTGTATTTTACCGGAAGATATGCCAGTAGAAAAGCTTCGTCAAATGCTTATTCAGGACAATAATCCATTCGGAGAGACGGACTGGAATATGATTGCCAATGAATGGGACAGCAAAGAACTTGATGATTGGGGATTTGAGGTGTGGCAGGAGCCGGAACAAAAGTCTTCAGAGCGTAGTTCAGAGGAACAACAGGAAGAAGAAAGCGAAGAGGATATAGAAAAGACAGATTTCTATGATATGATGCTTGGTGACAGGATATATGACAGCAATAATGATTTTGACATTCCTAATTTAAGGGCGGACGAACAGCCAGCAAACGGCCTTGTAATTCCCTTATCTGCATGGGGCGCTGATACCAGACAAAAGAAAGGAATATCTACCTATCATTTCTATGTAGAGGATTACCGATTTGAAGCAATATGGAAAGACCCGACAACTGTTCTTAATAGCGGATGTGAGGCTGTCATAGAGCCGAACTTGTCTTTGTTCGACACAACCCCTGTTGCCTACGGATTACATCAGATATACAAAAAGAGGTGGATTTCCCGCTATTGGCAAGAATGTGGTGTGAAGGTGTGGGCTGATTTGAATGTGGCAAAGAAGTTTCAAAAGTGGAATCGTTTAGGTATTCCTGACGGGTATAACGCTTTTGCGACCCGTGGATATTCTGACAGGCAGGAGTATTTAAAGGAAGAAATACAGGTTGCTCGTGAAATATCAGGAAAGGATATTCCTAATATGATAGTTTACGGTGGTGGAGATAAAATAAAAGATATATGCGTGCAAAACAGCATTATATATGTCGAACAGTTTATGGCTAACAGAGTTAAGAAAGGAGATTAAAATGGCAAAAACAAGTGGTGGTGTCAGAGGCGGTTCAAGTAAAAGCTTTTCAGGGGATGCACGTTCCCTATTTAGCAATATAGAAAGAGGGTACGGACGTCAAATTGATTTCTCCGGTTATCAGACCAAAAAACTTCAAAGTTTACAGAGGTTAGGAAAAAGCTACAACCCAAATGAAAGGACGGCAGCTATACAAGCATATAATTCTTATGCAAACAGGGTTACAGGTGGGGCATACCGCTCTATTGAACACAGTTCGCTTGAAGGGGCAAGGTCTGAATTAATAAAGACTGCTCAAAAAGCATCTGCATACAGAAACTTAAATGCAATAACAGAAGAGCTAAAACGAAGGAGGAAAAGATAATGGCAAAGACATCAGGAGGAATTAGGGGGGCAGTACAAAATCTTCCCGTAGAACTGGGCCGGGATTTACCGAACCTATTCAGGGGCCTACAAAAGCGAGTTCCAATGCAACAGAGATTCAATATGTATTTGTTGACAAGATAACGGGAAATGAGTCTAACGGTTATATTAGTTCTGATGTTGCGAAAAAGGCGATAAAACAAGCCGAAAGAAGCGATAAGGATGCTGGTATATATGAACCCGATAATTATTATATCCAACGAATAGAAGTAATGAAAGGGACTAATCGCTCTAGTAAGTACAGAGGGTGGTAATTTATAATAATCAAGCAAGTAGAAAACGGTTTGTAAACGGTTTGAAATGGCAAATAAGAATATAGCTAAAGATGGAAAGAAAACAAGATTTACGAGCGAAAACCAACCTTCAAACAGAGGTCGGAAGCCTAAGCTATATACTATCGCCAAGAAAGCTTATAATATATCCTATGACGAATGGAAGGAAGTTGTAGTGTATGTTATGCAATGTACCAAAAAAGAGGTTGAGGATATTATAGAGAAAGATGATACCCCCATGTGGGTCATTAATATTTGCAGAGCATTATATAAAGATTCCGGCAAGGGATCTATCGCTACGTTAAAGGAGCTGACCGAAAAGTTATGGGGAAAGCCTATGCAAGAGACAAAGCCTGAAGATGCCGATATTCCTACCAATATAGACCATGGTATCAGTATTGATTCTTGGATTAAAGACAAAGTGAAATGATCGTACCTCAAAAAATATATTACCCGTTATATGAGGATAAGGAAAAATTTATTATTCTTATCACTGGTGGGCGTGGATCCGGTAAATCCTTCAATGCTTCCACCTTCATTGAACGTCTGACCTTTGAAATGACGGAAGCCGAAAAGATAGTGCATCAGGTTCTCTACACCCGCTACACGATGGTTTCCGCTGGTATGTCTATCATTCCCGAAATGATGGAGAAGATAGAACTAGACGGAACAACTAAGTATTTCAAGACTACCAAGACGGATATAGTCAATAAAATGACTAAGAGCCGTATCATGTTCCGGGGCATCAAGACTTCGTCAGGAAACCAAACAGCAAAACTAAAATCTATTCAGGGTATCACTACTTTCGTCTGCGATGAAGCGGAAGAGTGGACGAATGAAGAAGAGTTCGATAAAATAATGCTCTCTATCCGTAAGAAAGGGATTCAGAACCGGATTATCATCATAATGAATCCGTGCGATTCCAATCATTTCATCTACAAAAAGTACATTGAAAAAAAACATAAACTGGTAGAGGTTGACGGTGTGCAGGTACAGATTTCTACTCATCCGAATGTACTTCATATCCATACCACGTATTTTGATAATTTGGATAACTTATCACCGGAGTTTCTAAAAGAGGTTGAAGATATGAAAGCAAATAATCCTGAAAAGTATGCTCATGTGGTTATCGGCCGTTGGGCAGATGTGGCGGAAGGTGCTGTGTTCAAGAAGTGGGGAATTGTTGATGAGTTCCCGATTTGGTGCAAAAAGGTTGCTTTTGGGCAAGATTTCGGGTATACTCATGACCCGTCCGCCTCTATTCGCTGCGGAATTATTGATAATGCTTTGTACTTGGATGAAGTAGATTACCGAACCGGGCTTCTTTCCTCTGATATCATTAAAACGCTTCGTCCATGGGGATTGAAGGTTATAGCCGATAGTGCTGATCCACGGTTGATTCAAGAGATACACAATGGAGGGATAAAAATATATCCTGTCGAAAAGGGTTCGGGTTCTATTAACGCAGGTATAGACAAAATGAAGACCATGGAGATTTTTGTAACTAAACGTTCATACAATCTTCAAAAAGAACTACGGAAATATGTGTGGGCTAAAGATAAGGATGGGAACTATATAAATGAACCGGAAGATCATGATAACCATGCCATCGATGCAGCTCGTTATTATGTATTGGGTGAGCTTCTTGGTAAAATTCAGAAACCCAAGGATTATTCGGGGATTTTTGGACGTTAAAAATATATCAATATGACATTAGAAGAGATTTTAGCATTAGAAGATGTAGATCAGAAGATCGAATATTTGAAGAAAGGGCGTAAAACGGAGGAACCCAATACCGGTGAAAACTGGAAGGATTGGAATGCTGATTTGCATGAAATCATTGTGGATAAAGAAAAATACCCGGATATCGAAGTTGTTGAAGAGAAGGAAAGGGAAGAATGGAATGATAGTACCGGTGAAAGCACTACTATCCCAGCTAAAAAACGTACAGAGCCGTGTAATCGTATCTCTATCCCGTTAGAACAGGATATAACCAATATTCAAACAGCATTTACGGTAGGAGTTGAGCCTAAGATGGATTGCGCTCCGTCTAATGAGGACGAAAAAGGGTTATTTTATGCTATCCAGCAAGTACTGAAGAAGAATAAAATAAAGTACCAGAATAAACGCATAGTTCGTTCCTGGCTTTCTGAACAGGAATGTGCCGAATACTGGTATGCAGTCAAAGATGATTCGTTCTGGACTAAATTCTGGAATAAAATACAGAAGGCTTTCGGAGGAAGTGTGAGGCCGCAAAATAAGCTACGCAGCGTAATATGGTCGCCATTCAGGGGAGATAAACTTTATCCTTTCTTTGATGATGCCGGAGATTTGGTCGCCTTCTCACGTGAATATAAAAAGAAAGATCTGGACGATGTAGAAATAGTATGCTTTCAAACTGTTACCGCTACCCATGTTTATCAGTGGGAAAATACGAATGGGTGGGAAGCGGTAGAGGAGAAGTCTTTCAGGCACGGGTTTAAAAAGCTCCCTATCTTATATGGTTATCGTCCGGAGACTTATTGCCATAAGATAAAGACTATACGTGTACGCATAGAGAAGATATTATCAAGCTATGCCGATTGTATAGATTATCACTTCTTCCCTTATTTAATGCTTTTTGGAGACGTATCAGGCTTTACAGGGAAGAAACGTAACAGGATCATACAATTGACCGGGAATAAGGCGAACGCTCAATATCTGACTTGGAATCAGGTTCCTGATACTGTTAAATTGGAACTCGAAGGGCTTACTAACAGGGCGTACGATCTGACGAATACTCCACGTATATCACCGCAAGAGTTGAAAGGTCTTGGAAATGCCATTTCGGGGAAAGCGTTCAGGTATATTTTTATGGGTGCGCACATGGCGGTATCTAATCATGCGGAAGTAATTGGAGAGTTCTTTCAACGGAGGGTAAACTTCCTGGTATCAGCTTTGGCGGATATTAACCCTTCTGAATTTGACAAGGCTTCCCAGACTATTGATATTGACGTGGATTTGGTTCCGTACATGATTGATGATATTGACGAGCGGGTAACAACGGCAGTTAGTGCAATAGATGGTAAAGTATGGTCCCGGAGAGAGGGAATTTTGTTTGCCGGTAATGCTGAAAGGGTCGATGAAGTCCTGAAAGAGATTGAGGAGGAAGAAAAGAATGAATCTTCTGAATCAGTCAAAAAGGACAATATATAAGGTGCGTGGTTAGAAAAATTACGGGGGTTATACAAAAAGCATAGGAAAAATAGAACAAAATAGTGAGTTGCTATAAGTTTACTAGTGCATAAGTCGTTTTTAGTCCCAAAAGACAAATAAACCACAATTCGCTTATTGTGGTTTTCCAGAAGTGAAAATTTTAGGCTTATAATTGGATATGAAATAAATTTGTGCATAGAAAATAATACGGCTATCCTCACGGCTGAAAGATATAACGCCATCGGTGAGAAGTGAGGAGCTTGCCTTTGGCGCTTTTTTTATATGCCAGGCGTGGCAGGTTCAGCAAGTCGGTAAGGCGTGAGAGGTTCGAATCCTCGCTTGCTACAAAATCGGACAAATTAAAATCCCCAAAAGCGGAAGTGTCCGAGCCGCTGATGGGGATAGTATTAACTTTATGTTGCAAATGCAAATATAATGATTATGGATCAATTGACAAAATCAAGTACAAGTGAAGAGATCAAAGAGTATTTCAATGCTATTTTAGCTTTGAAAGAGAAAAATGAACTTTATCCAGTAAATATTGACGATGTATGGCCGCTTGTCTATTCAGAGAGAGGGAAAGCTACACGAGCGTTAAAAGCTAACTTCATTGAAAATGAGGATTATATACTTTTTGCCCAAAATGGCAAAAACCTCAATGGACGTCCTAAAGATGATTATAAGCTTTCTTTGTCTTGTTTCGAATACTTTATTGCTCGGAAGGTTCGGCCTGTATTTGAGGTATATAGACAAGTTTTTCATAAAGTAGCCGAACAGAAGCCATTATCCCAACTTGAAATACTGGTCCAGTCCGCACAAGCTTTGCTTGAACAAAGCAAACGGATTGAAAACGTAGAAAAGAGACTGGACGCGATGGAACAGGAGAGAGAAGAAAACGGGAAATTATTGTTGGCGGTTGCTGTTTCATCTGAAAAGGTGCCGGAAATTTCTCTTCGTGATAAGATCCGCCAACTGGTGAACAAATATGCTTCGGCAACCAACACTAGACAACAGGACGTTTGGCACAAGGTTTATGAGCAATTATATTACCTCTATCACATTTCTATTAGTAACTACAAGAAGAAGTTCAAGGGAGAAACAAAACTTGAAATAGCGGAAAGAAATAATATCTTGGATAAGGTTTACGCTATTATCTCAAATATGGTCCGGGAGCGAAACGTTGCATGAGTACAGACATAAAGAAAGGGCAGCCCTAAAGCTACCCTTTCCCGCTGATTGGCGTCAACTAATGTGCCAGGCCGAAGCCCCCTGACTACTCTATTTCTTGTTAATAAGCTCTTGTAGCATTTTGTTTGTCTCTACAGCCAGCGAAGTCATTAGAAAGCCATCCTTGCACATCTCGTGTACTTGACCGAATATCCGCTTTAGATTCGATTCCATGCTTTCTTTCGGGTTGTATGCAACTTCTTCCTTTCCGTAGGGTATCATCCCACCGTAGATACTTCCGTGTTTCTTGCGACCGCTGGCGAGCGTTTCTTGCAATGATTGGTTGAACTCTTTGATTTGCTTTCTGACAATACGTTCTGCGTACTTCGTACAACGATCCGAGCGGAGCTTCTCTTCCATTTCGTTGAAGGCGTTGATGTATGCTTCCTTGAACTGGGCGGCTACCTTTCCGGTGAAACCCATGGCGAGGAAGGTGAAGCCGTCACGGGTCATGTAGTACATGGGGAGTTCTTTCTTTACATTATTGCATAACTCATTGATATACAAACAGGGCGCAAAATTGCGCTCTGTGAAATTGGCACTACACTCCAATCCTCTAATCGCTTTCAGTACGTCTTTGTGCGCCTTCCTAAAGTAGTCCGCAACCACCAAAGAAGAGGTTACGGCTTGACCGTTTTTCGCTTCTACCAAATCAATCCTATCGGTAGACCATAATTCCAAACTTCTTGTTTCCATAATGATTTTATTTAATGTGTTGATACTATCGTGTCGCTCTTGCTTAGCACATGAAAAACCTGTCGTTATCATCACTAAACATCTTATATCCGGCAAGCAGGCATAATACAATGATTGTAATTTCTGGCATATTCGTATATTTTAATGGTTAATCTCCTACGTAATGAGCACCGTATCTTCCAGTACTAGCCGTATAGTAAGCCGATGCCGGTATGCTCTTATTATTGTACCCCTTATCCATTGTAGCCTTAGCAGCGTTGCTCATGGCTTCATGTCTTTCCGCCAAGAACTGATCCGTTCTAGCCTTTACCGCTTCCGATGAGCAGTATTCTTGCAATTTTGCAAGGCTCCAAGCTGATTTCAGACATTCGGAGAACGTTCTTTCGTTGCCGGCACGTTTGTAAGAGCGCCAAGCGGATTTCATTATTTGGGATAAGTTGTAACGTTTCATAATCGTATGTATGCTAGTCGTTAAACATTTAGTTTTATTATCACGATGCAAATATAACTATGATTATAACGCAAACAAACCTTATAAGGTTAATAAATGCTAATTTGATATACTCGAAGTATGTTTTCAAGCAAAGAATAATAACTAATGCTATAATTTTGTATATTTGCAAGCAATAAACTATAAGTATAATTATGAAGTTACGAATATTGGATATCTGCAAGCAAGCAGGAATAACTCAAAAAGAGTTAGCGGAAAGAATAGGGTTATCGGCTGTGGGTTTATCTAAAGCAATCAATGGTAATCCTACTAAAGATACATTGGAAAAGATAGCCAATGCCCTAAACGTAAGAATTACTGAACTATTCGAGGAACCAACCAATATAAACGGCTACATCGAATTAGATGGAACTATCCACAAAGTTTCGAGTAAGGAGGATATTAAAAAGTTAGCGGAAAAACTATAAACCAAATAAAAAGGAGGTAATTATGGGAATGCAAAGTAAAACTTTCAAGGAAGAAGAAAAAAAAGTCGTAAATCAAGCTACAAACAAAGGTGTGTCTTGGGAAGTAATAGCAGAAATACGTGCTAAATATCATAATGATTTTAATCAAGATAGATCCCGTTTTGAATCGTTTAAAGAACAAGTCGAAAACCTATCGAAGGATAAGTGATAAAAAGTGAAGGTCGGAGAAATCCGGATTTTCTTCATTTATAATCCCTTTTTTCAAATTACCTAGTTGCCGTATTAAATAGATACGGGGATTTTCATGTGTTGAAATCAGAAAGGTATTGCAAAACTTGTATTTTATTTTTAATTTTTGTACGTTTGCGCATTGTATAACATAAAACACACAGTTATGAAGAAGCTTTTATTATTACTTTTAGTAAGCCTGTCTGCGTCTGTATACTCTCAAGATACATTCTTGAACTTTAAAATATTTGATGATAGAATTATATGGCAGAAAGTATATGAAACCTCTTTTTCAACTCAAGAAGTAATTGATTACTTTAAAATATTTGGGAATATAAGCATAGCCGAACAAACTGAATCTAGGATAATCGGAAGCTCTTCTGGTAACAAAATTGATTTCAACAAATATAAAGGTAGCAAAATTGGAAATACAATATTTGATGATGACTTAGCATATAAAGTCATCATAGATTTAAAAGATAAAAAATACAGAGTTACAATCTTGGATATACAATTTACAAAAGGAGGTGGAATAATGATTGATGGGTGGGGAAATACAGGAAATCGTTCATCAATTATAGATAATAAATACATAAAAGATAATAAATTTAAGAACTCTTTTTCTAGGGAAGGATCAGAGTTTTTAGATAAGTTTTTTATAGATAAGTTTAGTGTGAAAAAACTTTTGGATATCTTTTGATACTCATTATAACACAATAGAATCATGAAAAATATCCTATATCCGATCATAATAATATTAGCTCTATCCGGATGCACTAGAGACATGTATACCGAATCTGTATATGTCGTTGACTACAGAGAATACACCAAAGATGGTTTCACCATTAGCCCTACAGTGACAGGGTTCAATTACCAGCCAATATCTAATATAGAAGTGGTATTTACTATTGGCAAGTTGAGAAAAGGCGAAACAGCCGAAAATCTACGGCTAATTGTCCCATACGAAGGATATACAGGAAAAACGAATAATGAGTATGCTCCATCTAGCAAAAGGATGATGGATAAAATAGTATCCGAAGCAAAGAAAATGGGAGCGAATGGATTGATTGATTTTAAAACGACTTATAACGCAAGGAACAGGGCGTGGGTTGCTTCTGGAATAGCCGTTATTATAAAATAGGATTTCATTCCCGCCCTTCGCAAGAGGGCAAAAGAAAAGCGGAGGTTACTCCGCTTCTATGTATTCTAATAATGATTTGTACATTTGCCTAGATTCTTTATTCACATCTCCCACTGTTAGATATTTGAACCCATTGTTTTCGTAAAATCTAATAGCTCTTTGACTATTGTCATTAATAGCGTCAACCGTGATAAATTGGCAACCGGTCTTGTTCTTCCTTATAAAACTTTGAACTAGTGATTTTATAAGAAATGTGCCAATACCCTGATCTTGAAAATCTTTATCTACAGCAAGTCTTCCGATTTTGGCAGCAGGGTACATCTTCTGATTTAAAAATCTTTCCCAAAAATCAAAGTCTATCTTATTTTTGCAATCTTGCATCTCATCTGCAAAATCTTGACGATCAGAAACACTTAATAAGTCATTAGCCAAACTGTAATAAGCAATAATCTTAGTATTCGTTTCTAATAAAGTCGTAGTATAACGGAGATGTTTTAGATATATCTTTGAATCGTTAAATAAAAAATCGTTCAAATCGGTATTCCCGCAATCGAACGATTTAAAATTATAGTCTTTGCTTAATTGGGTTACTGTAACTTTTCCATTTTTCAGTAAATCCCAAAAATCAATAGAATGTTCCACCTGAAATTGATACCAATAAATTGTAATTTTCTTCCATCTCTTTAATCTCTTTTTTCTTAGCATCCTTTTCTTCAGGCGTAAGTTTCTTTGTCAGAGATTCCAAAAGACTTTTTCTGAATCTTTTGGCATCTTCTCCTTTAATTGTAGGAGTGTTTTGAATAGGACGTGCCATACTAAACTTTTTGTTTTTGGTTTTACTTATAAAATATAGAATTATATCCTATATTTATTGAATTTTATGTGCTTTAGGTGATTATTCGTATTTCCTGACTGCACAAATATACAACAACAACATCAAACACCCAACAAACGATCACTAAATTGAGTATTTTCAATGGTTATTTAACCATCACTAACCTCACAATGTTAATTATTAACAGTTTCAGCACCGTCTTTTCTCTCACCAATAGCACTAACTTCATTACCTTGTATTCTCTGTCTATTAGAACGGCAAATATCACAAAGAAGAGCATTTATTTAAGGTGTGAAACAACTAATTTCCCACAATTGCCCAATTGTGGTTTATCCCTCATGTAATTATTTTATAGCTTTCTTCTTTGAGTGTAACTTTATGCTGTTGAAAATCAAAACTAATTCATACAGTATGAAAGAAAAAATCTTAGTAGCACTAAAAACGAAGTATAAAACCTTTGGGTTTGGTGATAAAGCGTTTGACGGGGTGGCTGACTACTTGTCTAAAACCGTAACTGAAGAAAGTCAAATAGAAACTGCTATTAGTGGGGTCGAAGGACTTCTGAAGGCTTTTCAAGGAGACATTGATACTGTTAGAAACGAAAAATCGGGTCTACAGAAACAATTGGACGAATTGAAAAATAAAATCGAGAATCCCAATCCTAACCCAAATCCGAAGCCGGAAGAAAAGAAAGATGATATAGCGACCATCATTGCGAACGCAGTGAATGCAGCCGTTAAACCTCTTTCTGACAAGCTTACTCAATTTGAAACAGAGAAGGCGCAGGCCACTCGCCAAGAGCAAATCATGGGAAAAGCGAAGGAATATGGTATTCCCGAAAACCTTGTTCCTATGTTGAGCATTCCCGAAGATGCAAACTTGGATAACTATTTCAAGGATGCAAAGCAGACGTTTGCCAACGCAGGATTTCAAGATGTGAGAACTCCCGAATCGGGAAGCAATGAGCAGAACAATTCAAATGACATTGCCACCCTGATAAACAAGGGAACTGAAGAAATTAAAAACTCTAAACAGTATTAATTATGCCAGCAGGTTTTAAGTATGATTTAAGTCCGATTGAGAGGCAAATGCCGGAAATGTGCCGTTTTGAAACGGTTTATGTATATTCCGGTGGCTTCAATCTGGATATTTCGAATTTGACAGGGGTTGCGCAGATCCCGCCTCTTACTCCTTTGGTTCTTGATTTTGTGAAACGAACGGCAAAAGCTGTTTTGAATGTTGAAGTAGCCGAGAAGATCACTGCCGGTTCTACTTCGTTGAAGATCAAGAAAAATTCTCTTGCGTACGTCGGTATGCATATTGGTAATGGTACAAATGGCGGTACAATTGAAGCTATCGACAAAAGTAATGCGGAATATGATACCGTTACTCTGGCCGCTTCACCAACGCTTGCCGCAGAAAAGGATGCGGTATTGTTTGAAGCTACTGCCGCAGCCGGTAAAACGGCAAAAGCGACAGCTACGGCTTTGAATTATGCATGGACTAAAGTAGAAGCGGGTGCAACTGTTACCGCTATAGGCCAAGCGTACGAGATCAGACCGACAAGACTCATTGTTCCTATCTCCGATAAGGATAAGGAGACTTTGGGTGACAGATTCATGTTCACTTATTAAAGAAAGGAGGAACTATGTATTTGACTATTCAAACATTACTGAATGATCCGGGAGTGGTGAAAGCGGTTATCGACCGTGTGCAGGCTCTAAGACTGGATCAAATCTTTTGGAAAAAGCACCTCGATTTTGAGGAAACGAAATCCCGTGTGTTCAAAACATATTTGGGGACAGTAACGGGTGTTGTTGCCGGTTCTGTAATTGACCGTAACTCTAACAAGCCGTTAAGAGAGCGTAAATCTTTGGGTTCCGGATATGGCGAAGTTGCCTATATGGGGGATAGATACCAGATGGACAACGATAGACTTGATATGCTTCAAGAACTAATCAATAAGTTCAATCAGGCGAAGACACCAGATCAACGGGCCGCACTGGACGACATTATCAACTACATTGTAGATGATATGCGTCAGGTATTGCTTGCTCCACACAAACGTATGGATATTGTGGATGGTGATCTTCGTTCTGATGGTAAGGCATCCGTAAAAGTAGATGACAATCCGCAAGGAATCGAATTGCTTGAAATGGAGTTGCCGGTTCATCGTATCACTCCGCAAGTTGCAGACAAACTGAACTTTGTTCGTTATCTTATGGAGAAAACCGTTGAATTACGTACTAAGTTCGGCATGTTCGTTTCTATGGAAATGTCCCGAAAGACTTTTATCAATAGCATTATTGGATCAAAGGACTTCGGTGAATTTTACAAACAAAGCTTTGATTCTAAAGAAGTCCAACTGTCTGCCGGACTTATGTCTAGTGAGATGGCGACCACTATCTTTAGAGGATTGGGCTTGCCACCTATCGTAATCAACGAAGATTTGGTGGAATTGTCAGACGGCACTTTCAAACAGGTATTCAAAGACAACCGTATTTCTTTGTTTACCACTCCTAAACAGGGAAAGATGCGCTGGCATACTCCGTATGAAATAACCGATCCGGTTCCGGGAAAGACTTACACCCGTTCAGAAGGTGGTATGTATATTTCCAACATACGTACGGATGAAGGCCGCTTCATGGAATATGGAGCCGAATGGATTCCGGAATTTACATCTCCAAACAAGATTGTAATTTTTGACCTGGATACGATGAATGCGTAAGTATGATAATTAGTGACTACATAAAGCAAAAGTTTCAGTCCTTCGGCATATCATTGTCGGAGGCTGACTTGGTAGAGATTAAACTTTCTTCCGGGGTTGACCCTGACGGGGAAATGACTGAAAATAATATGCAGTCTATCTCTGTTGCTATAGCAAGATTTATTCCCTCCTTATTGCTTAGAGCTACTTCTAAATCGGTATCAGAAAACGGTCATTCAAAGTCTCTTTCTTGGGATATTTCTGGTATAAAGTCCTATTATTCTTTTTTATGCAATAAGTATGGACTGAAGGACGAACTGAATACAGATAAACCTAAAGTAACATTTTGGTGATATGCTAGAAACTGCCCCACATAAATTACAAATACAGGTTATTACTCCAGAAGAGAACGACGAGTATAACCGACCAATACCGGGAACCGGTGGAGAGTCTTGGCAAGATGTAACAGATTGCTTCTGCCATGACAACTCCCAACAAAAGGAAGTTTCTGTCAATGGTGAGCGCTGGGTATATAATTACCATGTGGTTTATGAGGGTAAAAAGATTGTTTTAGGATCTCATATCAGGTGTCTGGATGCTGAAGGAAATACTGTAGGAGAGGGAGATGTGAAGAAGAATGCCGAATGCTATTCGGAGGAGTTTAAGGGTAGATGTGATATTTGGGTATGATTGTAACGACTGACATATATAAGATTTTGTGTGATAAGCTAAAAGACTTCTTGATAAAAGACGTTTACGACAGTTGGAATACCATTAAGAAAGGTGTAAAAAACGAATTAATAGTGATTGTTGTAAGAGACGCTTTGGAGCCGGAAACTTATTGGGAGGTATGTTATCCTCATATCAACATCTGCGTTCCATATTTGACCAGTGGTAAGACTAATACGGTACGATTAAACGAGTTGGAAAGAACTGCAAAACAGTTTTTAATAGGAGAAAGTGGAGTGTTTGATAGTACTCAATATCATTGGGAAATAGACCGGATAGGGATAGAAGAAGATTTAAAGCTTGCATGTAGTTATGTAAATGTGGTTTTAAAGTTTAAAGTTTTAAATGTAAAAATATAAAAGATATGGCGGATAGTATACAAATATCAGCGGTTGATATAAAAAGATTATGGTATGCCGATGAAGGTGCAGTATCAGCTGATTTGACAGGTGCAGCGTTATATGCCCTCGTAAGAGAGAACGGGTCTGCTTCCGAGATTAAAAATGTGCATCAAGACACGTGGACCATTGAAGAAGGAGATCCTACGCAAGATTCTTACAAAAATCAGCTGACAGGTTCAACTTATCGTATGGGAGGTAAAACAATGGGAGATGTGACCTTTAACTTCACGATTGGTCGCTATGACTATGCAACAAAGAAAGAACTTATGGGCGGTGAAGTTATTAATACCGATAAAGGTTGGAAGCGTGCCCGTGGCATTGTGGAGGTGAAAAAATGTTTGATTGCATTAACGCAAGACGATCAGTATTGCGTTCTTCCTTATGCAAATGTAGTTGCTCGTGAAGCCAATACTGATGGTGCAGTTGGTATTGCAGTTGTAGCTACGATGTTAGAACCTTTAAATGAGGCTGTTATGCCGGAATACTGGTTTGATGCGAGTGAAGTAAAAGAAGGGGCATGAAGATCTGAAAATGTAGCACTTGCTTCTTCTGAAACAGCTACGAATTCAAATAGTTATTCAGCTAGATCAAGGCGGGTGAACGCTGGGAGTACTGTAAACTATGGCTCTTCAGGAGAAGATGGGACGCAACCGTCAGAGACATTATCTATATTGTAAAGTGGTGAGGGGTGAGGATTTGTCGTTCTTGCCCCTTTTTAATAAGATAGTTATGAACAAAGGAGCAAAAGTTATATCACAATCAATTATTGGAAATGATTTTAGGACAATTATTGTGAATAAGAAAGGATATACAATATATCCTCCAACTATACACAGTTTGTCAAATGCTATATCATACTTATGTGATGTGCGAGAGGGAGAAACATTAAGAGAGATTCTGCTTTCTCTAGCAGATTTAAAATACTATGCTCACGCTCTTTCATGGTTTATTAACGGTGATGATAGTCTTTTTGAGGAACTTTCTAAAGGTACTTATGAAGAGTGCGTAAATGGCGTGGAAGAAGCAATCTCAATGATTGATGTATCGGTTTTTCAGAAAGCTGTCGGCTTAGCGAAGAACGTAAGCCTGCTGGCAGCGACACCGAAATAGCCGGTAATGAAACGCTATTAGGACAAATTGCGTCGTTCATGGAAAATTTGCATTTGTCTTATAAAGAAGTTGTATATGAAATACCATATAGAAATCTGGTTTTAATGCAACGTGATAAAATACATCAAGTATTCGGAGATAAAATAAAGAAAGTGAAGGGTAAAGATATGGCATCACGAAGGCGTCAAAATAAGTAGGTATGGAATTCATAGGGGATGATAGCGGATTGAGCGAACTTCAAAAACAAATAGAGGACGCTTTCTTTTCTAAGTTAGTAGAAATAGGGAAAGATGCCATACGTTACGCCCAGAAAAACGGAGAATACCAAAATCATACATTTAATCTACGTAATGCTCCTGGTTTCTGTGTGGTAAGAGATGGGCGTATAGTAGCTATTGAAGTAGGAGATGATGGAGGGCATCCCGAAGCTGTGAGAAATACAGAAAATATGTTGATATACTCGGAAAAGCCACAAGACGGATTATATTTAGCTGACGGAATGCCTTATGCCTCTTTTGTAGAATCAAAGGGATATGATGTGTTGACGGCAGCAAGAAAATACGCAATAAGGCAAGTCCAAAAGAAAATATATAGATAAATATGGCAGGGATATTTGCAAATGTAGACAGTGACATTCAGAAGCTCCAAAAATTGAAGCTAGAAATTGAGAATGTAAAGAAGTCATTGAAAAGTATCAATGTAAAAGTAGATATTGATATAGCGCAAGGCTTGGAGACACAATTAAAAAGTCTCATAACTCAATATAATGCCTTAGCCGCTAAGGTAGGAGAAACAGAGGCTAGGATAACATCGTCTGCAAATAAAATTATTGATGCTTCGAATAAAATTATTCGGGCACAGGAAAAAATGTCGCAGGCGGAAAAAGTAAATAATGTATCTTCTTCTAATACTTCATCATTTTCTTCCGATAATGCTTCGGAAACAGCTTCTATTCAGGCGCAGGCTAAAGCGTATGAAGAACTAAAAGCTGAAATCGGTGATGTTCTTGGTACGAGAGGACAAAATATAAAGAGGTTAATAGAAGAGCAAAATGCGATCCGACTACTTAACGCAGAAATAAAAAAGATCACTAAATCACAGGGGGAATCTTCTAGCCTTTCATCTGCTCAACAAAGGAGACTGGAACAATTAAATAACTCTTTGCTTACTCATAAAACAGCACTTGCTGAAGTAAGACAGAGTTTGAGTGCTAACGCTAAGTTAGACAATGCTGCCGCCACTTCTATGGATGCTCTTTCTCAATCTTTAGGTAGGATGAGAGCTGCTTATAGAGCATTGACAGAAAGTGAGCGAACATCTCCATTCGGGAAAGAACTATTAGTTTCTATTCAACAGGCAGATGCAAAAATAAAAGAGCTAGATGCAATGATTGGGAATCATCAAAGGAATGTCGGTAATTATGCAAGCGGCTGGAATGGACTAAGCATGTCTATTCAACAAATAGGTCGTGAGCTCCCTTCTTTGGCTTCTGGGTGGAGAACTTTCTTTTTGGCTATCTCTAATAACTTGCCAATTCTTGCCGATGAAATAAAGAGGGCTAGGATTCAGTTTGAAGCTTTGAGAAAGAGCGGACAAGCTGCTACACCTGTTTGGAAACAGGTTGTTTCTTCCATAGTTAGTTGGCAGACGGCTTTAACTGTGGGGATCACTCTTTTAACGTTGTATGGAGATAAGCTTGTAAAATGGATTAGCGGTTTAGGGAAAGCCGAAAAAACTATCAAGAATTTATATACAGCTCAACGAGATTTATATAATGTAACATCTACAGGAATAGAACAAAGTTCAAAAGAAATTACTAAACTTAACAGTCTGTATAAGATTGCAACAGATGTAACTAAATCTACAAAAGAAAGGAATAATGCAGTAAAAGAGCTGAAAAGATCGTTCCCTTCTCATCTTAAAAACTTATCAGATGAATCTATAAAAAATGGTGAGGTCGCAAAGTCTATTAAAGAGCAAACAAGGCAAATTATAGCAAATGCTAAAGCGACAGCAGCGGCCGATCAAATCGCAAAGAATTGGTATAAATCATTTCAAGCTGGAGTATCTAAAAATATTGCATATATCACAAAACAGAGATTAGAGCAAGAATTAGTTGCAAAAGAAGCAACGGTTCAACAGCTTTCTCAAATGAGAGCCAGACCAGAAAGTTATGCCGGATTAGCTAAAGAAATTGAGGGAATAAAAGACCGAATAAAAGAAACTGATAGAGAAATAGCAATACAAGAAAATCTACAAGATTCTTATCAAAAATCGTCTCAATCTCTTGAGAAGTTGGTAACAGTTGCTGGTCTAGGTGGAAAATATGAAGATCCAGATGAAAATTACAATTCTATTTTAGACCAACAAAAGAAGATAGCCAATCTTTTGGATAAACAGGCTCTTGAAAGAAAGCGAAGAGAAGAAGATTTGGAAAATCAGGCTTTCCAAGCTCGTATTAATACGATGGAGGAAGGGGAAGCAAAAATACGGGCACAAAGAGCTTTGGATAACAAAAAGGAAATCCAAGATTTGAAACGCCAAAAAGAAGACTACATACGTACGGAAATCGAATATCAGAAAAAAGTCTTTGATGAGCAAGAGGAACTAAAAGCCAAAAAGATCAAAGGATATAAAAAGAAAACATTTGATTCGACCAGTGTTTCGGTAGATACTTCTGTGCTTGATTCAATCAACCAAGACATCTTAAAAGGACAAGCCAATGATGTAGCTAAATATTATAAAGAAGTCCTTGCTAAATACCAAGACTATACCGCACAACGTATAGCCATCGAAAAACAATTCCTCAATGATGAAAAGAAACTTAGGGACGGATTAGCAAAAGCTAAAAGCGATTCTGAAAAGAAGCAATATGAAGATGCCCTAAAAGAACTGGATAAACAGCGCAAGAAAACTATAGATTCTATTTCAAAAAGCGAAATCGAAGATTCTGGCATTTGGAAAATGTTAATGGGAGACGTTGATGCATTACCTACAGATACACTTGAAAAATTATTATCTGATGCTGAACAACTTGTCAAGACTACAAACTTGTCGGCTACAGATATGAAAGCTATGATGGATACCATAAATAATGCTCGTCAAAACCTTATAGCTCGCAATCCTTTCAAGACATTGAAAGAAGAATATGAAAAGTATCAGAAAGCAATAAAGAAAGGGGATAAACAGGGAGCCTTTACTTCATGGAGTAATGTGGAACAAGCTAGCGAATCTATAAAGAGTAATATTTCAACATTAGGGGCTTCTCTATCTTCTCTTGGAACGACTTTTTCTGATGAACTGGGAGAAGGCATCCAAAAAGCAGTAGATGTTATAAATGACGGTATTACTGCATTCGAAGTATTCGGCAAAACTGGTGAAAAGTCCGCCGGTGACACAGTGAAAGGCATTAGCGGAATTATTGGGATCATAACTACGTTAGTGGGTACTGTAATGAATGCTTTTGATTCTACAAAAGCCGAACAAGAAAGAAATATTGAATATCAACGTAGACAGGAAGGATATTGGGATTCTATCAACTACCAAACCGAACGTTATCTGGAATTGCTCAAAGAAGCCGCAGGAAATGATTATTTTGCAACAGCTACCCAATCATTAACAACTCTTGAAAAAGCTAGAGAAAAGGCATACAAAGACATAGTTAAATCTATGCCTGTTGGTGATGTTGATGCCGTAACATTTGGGCTTGCTCAACTTTTTAAAAGTGGTAAGTTTGCTGGCAAAATGACTGAATATGCCTTCGGAGGTCCGCAAGCTAAAGAAATATTTGATTTCATACAAGCTAATGGAGGATATGATTTAGAAAATAAACTTATATCTGAAGAAGCGATTTGGGCGATGAAAAGCAATGCTGACATCTGGTCTAAGTTACCGGAGTGGATGCAACAAGCTATTGACAAATTTGTAGAGTTTAACGATAAGGCAAAGGAACTAGAAGAGACTTTAAATGAGGATTTATTTCAAACCACTTCAAAAGGTATCGAAGAAGCAATACTGGAAGGACTAAAAGGAGGAAAAAGAGGAATCGCAGATTTTGGAGAAGATTTTGAAGAGATAATGCGCAACGCCTTATTGCAGTCGTTTGTAATAGATCAACTAAGAGGTAAAGCACAAGAATTTTATAAAAAATATACCCTTTTGGCTGATAGTGATAAAAATGGGAAACTTGATTTAACAGTAGAAGAGATAAGCGATCTTAGAAAAGATTGGAATGATATTATTAGATCTGCTACAGAGGAAGCAAAGAATATTGATGCCATTGTTGGCGCTTCTTCCTCTTTATCCCAAGAAGCTTCAAAGAAAGGCTTTGCCACTGCATCACAGGATTCAATCGACGAACTTAACGGGCGTTTCACCGCTTTGCAAATTGCCGGAGAAGAAATCAAGAGTCAGAACCAGCTACAAACGATGTCTATTCTTGAATTGAGAGCGGATATGCTGCCTATTATTGCCAATACCACAGGGATAAAGGATATTGCTAGTGAGACACGGGATTTGTTACGGCTATCTTATGAAGCTATAGTAGACATTAGAGATAACACTAATGTGATAGTAAAACCTATTCAACAAATGGCTTCAGATATTGCAGAAGTTAAACGGAATACATCAAAATTATAATATATGGCCGACTTATTAATTAATAATAAAGACACTTTCGCAACGTGGGGCGTGAGAATGGGAGACGGTTTTATTGAAGCTATCTACGCCCCGCTTCCAATGAAAGAAGTTATAGAGAATAAATCCCGTTTACAGGACGGAAAGAAAATAATTATAGCCAATCGGAAGATTGACGAACGGGATCTAACGCTTACTTTTACCTTACAAGGTAGTTCTCCATCTGACTACATCACCAAGTATAAGGCATTTCTGAATGAGATTACAAAAGGGGAATTTACTGTCAAGGTTCCCGCCTTAGGAGAGGAGGTTTACCATCTATATTACACCCGTTCACAGTCTTTCGGTTTCAATACGGCAAGGACGTTTTCAAAGATTTCGGTAAAGCTTAACGAGCCAAATCCGGGTAATAGAGAGTAAAATTACCACAATAGGCAAATTGTGGTTTATAGAATTGCCGGATTTTATGTTTTGACGTTTCTATCTGCGAACTTTGTGGTATGGCAGAATTAGTAGACATCAAAGACATATCCGGCAACATTCGCTTCTCGACTCCTATCAATGAGGGTTCGAAAAGACACTTCCTTTTGATGCAGGAAGATTATATCACTTTGCTATTTAGTCTTTCCAATCCGGTTTATTTCAAACTAGGCGACTACGTAGACAATGAGTTGGGAATATTCGAGCTTGTAGACCTGTATAAGCCTACCTACAATACAACTACAGGTGCATACGACTACGAACTCCGCCTTGATGCTTATTACTGGAAATGGAAGAACAAGAAGTTCTTCTATACACCGGAAACCACCGGACGCGAAGCCGCATGGAATCTTACCGCTACCCTTGACAAGCATTTAAATGTTTTTCTGGATAACCTGAAAGCTCTTGGATATAAATTCAGGGATCTGGATTTTACTTGGGACATTGACAGCACAGTAGAAAACACTTCCAAGCTCGTTTCCTACGATAACGTAAATCTGATCGACGCTCTCACACAGATGGCGGAGACTTGGGAGTGTGAATGGTGGATAGAGAATCATAAGATTTGCTTCGGGCGTTGTGAATATAGTTCTCCTGTTGATTTCAAAGCTGGCAACCTGACGGATACCGAGAATGTGAATGTCAACAGCATGACACGCAGCGACAGCCAGACCACTTATGCGACCCGTATCTACGCTTTCGGTTCCACCCGTAACATTCCTTCCAGTTACCGGAAAGATTTGATATTCGATGTAAAAGAGGTTAATGGACGTAATATATCCGATACGTCAAGACCGCTCAAAATAAACTACTTTCCGTCACGAGTTACGTATAAGGAAGACTATACCGCTAGTAGCAACGAAGGCAGCGGCCCTTTTACTCCCTCTTATACAGAATGGACGCTTGATAAGACTTTAGCTTCATCAGCCAAAGGTGGTTCTTATAAAGTTGTTTCGGAAGGAATTTCAATCAATATATCAACAGCCGTCCCGCAAATAGGGAACCGTGCTTTGCTCCCGGCAGGAGATTATATATTGAAGGCGTCATATATCTATAATGTTTCCGGGGAATCAAAAGAGGTGATTATTGGTAATCAGACCGTTTCATTAGCCCAAAATCAACAATATGAGATTGTGTCTAAAATACAGGTTTCCGACACGTTGGTTATCGACAAAAACAGTTCTGATTTAAAAGTAAGGGTATACGTTCACGTACCAGCTCCAGCTTCTTCCGAGCTGTTATCGACTTTTCAGGCGTATGTAACATACGATATTAACGTGTATGGCGGTTCTTCTGCAACGACTTCCGTAACATTCCTTTCCGGTGCAAATGCCGGACAGACTTTTGCTGCTGTTTACAATCCCGACCTTTTAACCGGTGACGCAGCAAACATTATCCAGTTACCGGAAGGTGTAACCGCCTCTTTAGGTAATCGGTACACCATTAACAACATCATAAGCGGTAAAGTCCCCGATAACTACTTCAGTAAGGATGACAAGGAAATGACTCTTAACGGAGTAGTCCAGAAACGTCTTATGCTTCCGGAGGGTATTTCTTATGTAGATGCTTATAAATACAGCCCGACCGGTGAACGTATCAACATCGGAGATGAAAACTACGATGATCCGGATAACGTGGAAATGCCGGAAGAGGAAGCAATCGAAGAGATCGTTATATTTGAGGATGAATATCCCCAATACAATGGCACAATATCCAGTGTCAGCCACGATGACAAGGTAGACGATAACGATAAGGAATATCGGATCTATAATTTCAAAGATACGGGACTGAAGAACTTTACAGAAGATTTTAGGCTGGATGGTGAGGAACTTCACATGATATTCCAAACTGGCAAGCTTGCCGGGATGGACTTTGCTATCAATATTGTAGAAAGCGATAACACCGGAACAACCTTCGAAATTGTCCGCAATGAGGATTACGGTCGCTTTCTTCCGGATGATGTTCTTTATCCGCAAACCGCACACATGGAGGACGGTGAAGAAGTCCCCGCAGACACATATATCCTTTACGGCTTTGATACCGCATACATCTCCGAGCAGATGTTGCCGGACGCAGAGCAGAATTTACCCAAAAAGGCAAAGGAGTACGTAAAGAAATCCATGATTGACCCGTCCACCTACGATTGTGAGATGGATGCTGATTTCATCTACAATAAGGGTAATATTCGTACATACGAAGTCGGGGCTAAAGTCAACCTGATAAATAAGGCATTTTTCCCGGAAGGCAGACAATCAAGAATAATCGGTTTCGAGTGGCCGCTGGATATTCCTTACAATCACCCGATTTATACAGTCGGTGAGACGGCTTCATATTCCCGTATCGGTGAGATAGAGAGCAAGCTTGATTCCCTCACTTACAAGGGACAAACCTATTCCGGCTCTGCTGTTGGAGGTGGTGGAATCAGTGTGTATGTTATCGGGGTTAATGACAAGACGATCCCGTCTGACAGAAACGTATTCTCTGCAAAAAGAGTGCTTCAGGAGATTATAGCTTATGCTATAAGTAAGACGAAAGATGACACAGCCCTAGGGCTTATTTCATTCCTGAACGGCATTAACGTTACCAAAGGTATTGTAACGGACACGATAACTGCAACAGAATTGAGCAGCAATATTGTAAAGGTGCTTGATAAGCTTACAGCCAATAATGCCGCTTTCTCCGGCAATATATCTTCTGTTGATTATGCTGAAAAGTTACTTGGCTGGCTGATAACCCCATCCGGTGATATAGATGCGAAGTCGTTGCGCCTACGTGATTTCCTTGAAGTGCCGGAATTGCGATATAACCGGGTATCAGTTATCACAGGTGAGGAATGGAACGCTCCCGGAGGCGGTATAATCGAATCAGTGGACGAAGAGAGCAGCATCGTTTACCTGAAGCTTGAACCGGGCGAGGTTGCAGCTGTTGAAGTGGATGATATTTGCAAGGCTAACTTCAACAATGACACAGGCTTTCAGACAACCTATTTCCGGATCACCGAAAAGCTGGATAATGGTTCTTTTAAATACGTTCTCCGTAGCGGATATACTTACCATCCTCAAAAGGCTATGCACTTTGTTTGCTATGGTAACTTCACCAATGCAGAACGCCAGAAGTCCAGCTATTCCACGCAGAATTATATCCGTTTCCTTAAAGGTGTAAACAACTGGGAGATCACAAAGGATATGATTGCCATGCAGTTGGGAGACTTGTCTAACCTGAAACTGTTTGGAATGGATATGACCGGGCATAGTGCATATCTTAACAGAATCTACATGACCGGTACGATCAAACAGATTTCAAATGATGGTGTGACGGAAGTACCGGTTCCGGCTTTCAAAGGTGAATGGAAAGCGGGGACGTATTGGTATTACGACGAAGTAACCCACAACGGAAGCACATGGATTTGCATTGAATCTACGACTACGCAGGAGCCGTCAGATTCTTCTACTGATTGGTTGAAGGTTATTTCTAAAGGGGAAGATGGAGCTTCAGGAAAAGGAGTAAAAAGTATCGTAGAGCAATATTATTTATCCACTTCTCAAACATCACTAACAGGGGGAAGTTGGAGTACGACACCCCCAACTTGGGAAGACGGCAAATACATCTGGACACGTGTAGTTATCACCTACACTAACAATACATATACAGAGACAGATCCGGTATGTGTAACAGGTGGAAAGGGAACAAGCGGAAACGATGGCGTAGGGATAAGTGCCGTTGATGTGTTATTTTACCTGTCAACCTCTTCTTCATCATTGGAAGGCGGATCATGGTCTACCACGTCTCCCCAATGGGAGGATGGTAAGTACCTATGGACTAAAACAAAGGTAACTTATACGAATGGTTCGACATGGGAAAGCGATCCGGTTTGCATCACTGGAAGCCAAGGAAAAACAGGGTTACCCGGTGCAATGCTCCGTCCCCGTGGAGTATGGAAAGCCAATACCGAGTATTATAACAATGAGACATTCATAGATACAGTAATCTATGACGGTCAGAACAAGTTATGTAAAATCACTCATACATCTACAACCAATTTTGACTCGAACTCGTGGGAAGAGTTCAGCGAGTTCGAGAACATAGCAACAAACGTCCTTCTTGCTCAAAATGCGACGATTGATGTATTAGGAACTTCTGGGATATTCGTGGGGAACCTTGAGAAAACAGAGGGCTGGATGATTACGGGGGGAGCTATCAAGCATAATGTAACAACCGTTGAATTGACAAAAGGAGGTCAAATAGCCCTACCTGAAACCGGTGGAATGACCGTAGGCGGAAAGACTTTCATAGAAGCCGGCAAGATAAAGACGGAGTTTATTGATGTTGAAACTCTTGAAGTAAAAAAATTAAAGGGGGCAACGGGAACCTTTAAGGAATTGCAAGCTGTTGATAATGAAGGTAACATACAAGGTAAGATTTCTTTTAACTCTGATGGGTCTGGAAGTAATGTTTCATCTTCGCTTAATATTGATTTTTCAAAAACTTGGATTTCTGGTGATTTGTATCAACAGGGCTACAATGAAACCGAAAAGCGTTCTTGGAGATTTTACGCTTCTGACCTATGGTGCCGTGGCGAATTCGGGCATTACAAGATGACTAAAATAACAGTTTCTGCTAACTACAGTGCTAATTTTTATGTGCATGTATATGGATATGGCACTGATACTTCAGAACATAAATATCCTGAATCAGGTCGACCAATTGACTGTGTTGTTATGGAAGGTAGCGGGGATAGCGTACTACGAATATGCGAATCCGCAATGTATAAAGAAATTACAGTTGTAAATAACTCAAATTATCCCAAAAGGGTAATATATAACCATCCTAATTCTCAAGCTTATAGTATTGAAGCTTGGGGATTTAAAACTTTTATCACAGCAGAAATTCAAACAAGTGTTGCTCCATATATTGTGAATAATTTATTTCTTCCAAAATAATTATGAAAATAGACTTTCGAAAAATAGAATTAACCGATCTCGAAGGGAACAAGAGTACCGTCGATGTATCTAAAGCATTCGGAAATGTGATTTATCAAAATACAGGTGATCTTGGAGAATTTAATATTGCACAAGATATATTCCGGAAAGGAGAAGTTGATATATCCCCTGAACAAGCTAAATCTCTAAAAAAGTATACGCAGTTATTTACTCGTGTCATTGATCGAATAGCTGTCAGCAATGCTCTATCACAAGAAGAATAAATAAGTTGAAAACAATGGTAGCAAAAGGAACGATCATAAAATTAGCAGTATCTATTGAACTACCTTCGGGCTTGACAATGGATGACATAGATTTCGAATGCAAGTTCTCTGTAACTCTCAATTCCCAGACGATCAAGAAGTCGGAAATGGTACGTAATGATGAGAACAGCTATACTTGTTTCCTTGATACCAACATCATAGGGAGGGGAGAAATTTGGATAGAAACCACGGCTTATCTTCCTGACACTGATTATGAAGGAGGAATAAGACCGGAGGTAGACAAGTCGGCAACCGGAATAAGAATTGTATAATATGGGATGCATACGGGTTAACATAGAAGCCTCGAAAGGAATAAAGGTGAGCACATTTCCTTTGTCTGGGATAAATGTCTCTGTGAATCCCAGCCGTTCAATTAAAGTGTCGGTAGGGATTGTCTGTGACGTTGGCAAAGATGCTTATTTGAGAGTAGAGCCTGATTACATCTGGCTGATGCCCTCCAATAACTTTGAAGATAACGTAGATGTATTGTCAAATGTGGTATGGACCACAGCAACAAAAGAATAAAATTTTATTGTTTAATTACTTAATGATTTGAATTATGGCAAAGCCTAGTTGGTTAAATTTAAACCCTTCAACTGGAAGCGGAAATGGGACAATTGCAAACAGTGCAAGTGCTCATACAGGCCGTACAGCTAGAACCGGTACGGTGACAATAACGGGTGTCGGGGTATCTACTCCTGCAACTTATAAAGTAACTCAAACTCCTAAATCCGAGTTTGCATCTTTTGATAACGGGGCGGAAATGTCAGCGCCCAAAGCTGCCGGGACTGTCACCGTTGAAGGTAAGACTAATTCTCAAAAGCTGACCTTTGCATGGGCGGGTAGCGTATCAGATGTTACCATTCCAGCGAAATATAGTGCGAATGGAACACAGACAGATAATGCGGCTAACATTACAGGTGACCCAGGTGCTACAGCAGAATTTCCATTCTCCATAGAACTTGAGTTTCCGGCAAATGAAACCATTGAAGAAATTGTAAGAACATTAAAAGTAACCGCAAACGGTGGTCAGGCTGCACAGATTGCGATCAAACAGGCAGCAGGAGACGCAAAACTATCCGTTTCCCCAACAGAAATTACAATTCCTCAAAACGGTTCAGCTGTTTCCGTTACTGTTACGTCTAACACTTCTTGGACTGCCGCATAATGGATATACTTATACCTTGGAAGGAAGGAGAAGGAAACATTGTCATTACGCCCGGCCCTAATGGAGCCGCAAGCGCATCAAGCGATGTTGCCAACGAAGGACTCGATAGGGAACAGACTGTTGTGTTTAGGACAACTAATAGTGGAGTACAGGCATCTGTCTCCACTACCATCTCACAGATAGGAAAGAGACAGGCGTTTGCTGTTGCTGAAGGACGTTTCTTGTTGTCAGATGGAAGTACGTTTAATGTGATTAAAAAAGAGTTTGCATGAGTGATTATAATAGCGGATTTACAGGAGATAGAGTTGTAGAATTGCTAAACATGATTCCTGACTTGGCAAAGGCGGACTTGTCGAACGCTATGACGGTTTCTTTGGGAGCAAACGGTTATGCCAAGTTCAATAATGGGCTTTTGATACAGTGGGGGACAAGAGTCGGAGCAACCGGGGGGGCAATTAATCTGTATTTTCCTACCAGTTTCTATAATACTGATTATAACATTTATTTCACTGGAGCAGTAAATAATACAGGTGAATCTTTTATATATGCTCCGGGGTATGACCTTAATGGTAAATATACATCATATTGTAGAGTTCTCACCCGTGGAATAAATTCAACTCCGGCTATTGTTTGGACTAGCTGGAATTTTACATGGTTTGCAATTGGTAGATGGAAATAAGGAGGTAATATTATGGGAAAAATATATTGGAAAAATGGTTTCTATGATAAACCACAAGAAGGAGCAATAGAAATATCGGTGGAGTACTGGCAGGAATTGCTTGACGGTCAATCATCCGGAAAGGAAATCAAGGAGAACGAAAGCGGTTACCCGGTATTGGTTGAGCATGAGTATACCATTGATGAATTGAAAGAGATGAAGATTGCAGAGATCAACGCTTACGACAAGTCGGATGCTGTAAACTCCTTGACGCTGGACGGAAAACAAATATGGCTGGATAAAGACACCCGTGTAGGATTAGTCAACTCAATAAACATAGAAAAAGAAGCGGGTCGGGTATATACTACTTTGTGGTACAATGCGGAGAAGTATGTAATTCCCGTAAATGACGCTTTAAATATGCTTGACCAATTAGAATTATACGCTCTTGATTGCTACAATACTACACAGGCTCATATTGCAGCCGTGAAAAATTTGCTTAGCAAAGAAGAGGTTAATTACTATAATTATAAAACCGGTTATCCGGAGAAACTCAATTTTGTATTATAAACTATAAACAGATAAAGCTATGATTCTACTAGTATTAATGTCGTTCATCCTCATTGCCGGCTACGTCTTTGCAATGATTAAAAAGATGGAGGAAATTCCTTACTCTATCAGTGACACCTACTATGCCCTGACGCATAAGTTTTGGTTCGGTTTGTGCATGATCGGCTCCGGTGCATTGCTTCTTCCGGCAGCATTTGAAGCAAGTACGGAAAACAGCCAGTTTCTTGTATTCCTTTCGGTTGTCGGGATGATTGTATTGGGTGTATCTCCCAATTTCAAAGGAAGCCAGAAAACCGCCCATTGTATCGGTGCTGCTATGTCTTTAATCTTCTCCCAGATATGGGTAGGTTGCAATTCTTGGTATTGGTTATTGTTATGGGCTGGATTCATTGCGTACATGGCTATCTCCATGAGTGAGCACTGGACCGGTAACTTCATCTCCGACTTCATAAAGAGAAAGCCGATGTTCTGGATTGAGGTAATTTCATTGTTGACCGTTTATCTAACCTGTTTAGTATGAAAAAGAATACAAAAGAAGATATACAAGTATGGACCGCAGTGGGAATGTTGTTTGCTGGAGTCGGATTATCCGTTGCAGGTTTTGTTGTAGAGCCGTTAGGTCAGATTCATGACAGTGTATTGTGGTTTTTTGCTCAATGTCTGATATATGCTGGCAGTATATTTGGGATTGGGATTTATGTTAATGGGAAGTTTAATAGTTTGGTTGATAGGCTTAACAACAATAAAGAAGTAAAGGGTGATGAATCACATAAATAAAATCAGCGCATTAGCCAGCAAGCTTCTATCCAAGATCGGCATAGATGGCATGGCTCACATTATAGTGTGCCAGAACTTGGTAATGTGGCTATCGAAATATACGCCACTATGGTTAGCAATCATTATAACCGTCGTGATCTTCGTCCTGAAGGAAGTGTACGACAAGTATTGTAAGAAAACAGAATTTTCAATTAAAGACATCATCTGCGATTGCGTAGGTCTGGCGTTGGGAGTATTAACATTGATATTATAAAAGGAAAGAATATGAAAAGAGAAGATATAGACTCAATCATCATTCACTGCTCGGCAACACGTGCCGGGCAAGACTTGCGAGCAAAGGACATTGACCGGATGCACCGAGCAAGGGGATTCAATCAGATCGGTTATAATTATGTAATCGACCTGGACGGAATGATCGAAGAGGGCAGACCGCTCACTGTTGACGGAGCACATTGTAACACAAAGGGCTTTTCCGGTAAATCGTATAACAAGCACTCGATCGGCATTTGTTATGTTGGCGGACTGGATGCAAACGGAAAGCCCGCAGACACAAGAACGATCGCTCAAAAGGCTAGTTTGCGGCAACTGATTGACAAGCTTTGCAAAGAGTATCCTATCATCGAGCTTCTCGGACATCGTGATACTTCACCCGACCTAGACGATTCAGGTGAAGTAGAACCGGCTGAATATATCAAGGCGTGTCCTTGTTTTGATGTGCGGGAAGAGTACCCGAATTTCTTACGAAATACAGTAATAACAGCAAAAAAATAGGAGGAACAATCATGAAATCAACAGATATTACATTTAGCCAGATCGCAGAAAAACGTTACCTAAGCGATCCCATACAAGTAAATTCAGAAACCATTGGGCTTCAGCTAGAGTTTAAAGAATCCGGGAAGCTGGCTGTTTATATAAGCTATGACGGAGAAAAATACTCCGTTGTAGAGACTAGGAATTTCACTACTTTGAATTTCGCCCGTCCAGTTGTCGGTCTTATACCCGGACAATATATCAAGGTTGAATGTGAAACGCAGCCAACCAAGGCTCAATACTTTGAATCTGAAGAATAATGGGAGCGATAGGATTAAATCCGATTAGGCTTGACCGGATAGGGCTTGATCCTATCCGCATCAATGCGATTAAGTTGGGAGTTCCGGGAGCTTCCGGTACCGAGCGTCCTTACATCGACCCGGAAGTCTTAGCCTCCTTGAAAGCCGTCTGCATCTGCTATGGTAAGAGCAACGACGATCCGGACCGGGCTGTTGTCAAGAACTTGGTGGACCCTGACAATCCGTTTGTGATTAGTAACGCAGCTTACACTGAAGGAAGTGGCTACGCAGATAAAGATAGTCCTTACTATGGCGCCTTCATCACCGACGGAATCGACGACCTGATTACTTCCACTAAGACTGCATCAGAGATGGGAATAACAGAGGCTTGCACTGTCATTTCTATGATCCATCAAATTGATAAACCTAGTAATTATATTACTACGAATAATATTAGAACTCTTGGAATTGTTGTAGGTAGAAATGCAATTAGTGAAATAGGTAAAACTGGAATATATGGATGGTATAAAGACAATATTCAAGGTTCTACTATTAATGTAATAAATAATATATTAGGAGATAAAGCAGATTATACTGCCTCTGCCTCTAGTAATACTAATTTGTCCTCAAAATTTAGTGTAGTTGGATATATTAGTAATGACAGCATAGTTGAAACTAGTCAAGTAGCTTGGTACTGGACAATCATCGCCAACAAGGTACTGACTACCGACCAAATCAACCAGGTAATCGCCTACTTCAACTTGGATAGAACTCTTAACCCTGATATACTGTGTAATACCATCAAGCAGGGAATCACCAACGAGAACCACGCAGAGTTTGGCGACAAGCTGATTGACTTTTCAGGCAACGGTAGGGATATTCAGCTGAACAATATTGCTTGGAAGGGGGATTCAGGTATTGGGAAATATAATTTCTCTAATATAAGTATAATTGCTAATAGGTTTGAGGGTACAGTAACAACTAATAAATGCCATTTTACAAAGAAATTAACCAATACTACAAATAACTTCTGTGATTTAGTTGTTATTTCTCCTAATGAACCAATAAAATTTAAGGTCAGTGGTCTTTCAGATGGAAGAAAGTTGTTTGTCGCAAATAAGAGCGGTTCAGGTTCTAATTATAATTTTGATAATGGAGAACACGAAGTTTCTTTGTCTTTTTCCGAAGGAGTTGGACAAAATAATCCTTTTGGAGTAACAGGGGATATTGGCGACATAGACGTTACAGTAGAATTTATTCCCTCCCACGCAGGTGCTCTCTACCTTGACGGAGTAAATGACTTCGGTAAGGTGACAGGGATGCCGATTTACAAGGATTATACGGTAGTAACCGATAGAGAAATATTTGCTAATATTGGAGCTATATTGTCAAAGAATAATCCGGGGGCATTTGTGGAAACTGCCGGAAATAGTGTTTATAGTTTTGGTCAAGTTACTTCTGGTCTAAAATTTATTTCTACTAGAAGTATATCTTATTTATCTAAATACTCTTATTGCGGGCAATCCATAGCAGCAGGTGCAGCAGAAGATGTCCCTGATATGTGGTTAGGAACAATTAGGGATGGTGATTCTCGTTTCTTCAACGGAGCTATCTACTCTCTCATGTCCTTCCCATATAGTATGTCCGAGTTCTTGATAGAGCGCCAGTTGAAGAAGCATAAGCTGGGTACGCTGTATCCGGATATGGTGGAGTTTAGACCGATAGTGAAGAGTAATCTACCTTATTCTTCCATAACCTATTCTGTTAATCCCGGAGAATATATCTCTGTAGATAGCATGGTTACCATCACTGTAACGTTACCAAATACTTCTGATAAACTAATGGAGGTATCGTGCAATGCTATCAGTGACATATCCATATCCGGTGACAATGGCGTTTACGAGATTACGGGAAAGGTAGTTAAATCTCCTCAAAAGATAAACCTTGTTATCTCCAGCTACTTGACAATGCTGAATAACGAGACTTTAATTTCAAATGAAACATTAATTAAAAACGAATGATATTATGGAAAAGATATTTGACATAGCAAAAGGCTCCGAGCAAAAATGGGGAGTCATTGCGAAAACCATTGACCGAAATAACGAAAATTTATATTATTATAGCAATCCTACATCAGGTGTGATTGAGAAAAATGATAATGATAAAATATTTCTATTAGCTGTAACTTCTTTGTGGTTGGAAGTTCTGGATGAAAGTATTTCTCTGCCAGACAAACTATATTGTGCTTATCTAGGTAACTCTTCCGGAAATTATAAAACAGTAGTACGCTTTGATGATGCTTCCGGTAAGACGTATTTTTCTAGAGCTTATAGTGATGGTCCCAAATCAGGAATGGAAGAACTACGAATATACGCTGCTTCAGCAAGTGGCGTTTCGGGTAAATACGTCCTTCATGTCATAGTTAATTGGGACTCTATAACAGATCAATATTTGCAACCTAATACGGAAATAAACACCTCTTCTTTGAATAGATCAGAAGTAACATCAAAGTTGTCACAAAAAGATAAAATATCTTCTTTAGAAACCCGGATTTCAACGATAGAAAATGGAGATGATAATCTTTACGGTAAGACGATATTGTGTTTTGGGGATAGTATTACGGAGATGGCGGATGCATATAATTTAAGGTATAGTGATTATATGCAGGATATATATCAATGTAAAGTGTACAATGTAGGAATTGGTGGCACACAGATTCGGCAAAGGACTAATCCTGTAGAAATTCCTACCAGTTCAAATCAGGCTTATGCTGCATTAGATATCATAAATCTGGTTAAGGCTGCTTGTTCGGGAGATTTTACAATTCAGGAAAATGCAGCAGAATATTTAAAAAACAATACGTCAGACGATAATACTGCAATAGTTCAAATATTGAAGTCCGTAGATTGGGATTCTGTTGATGCAGTCACAGTTTTTGCAGGAACAAATGACTGGCCTTCATATTCTGCGACTTTAGGTGAGAGTGGAAGTACGGATATTGGTAAGACTTTAGGAGCTGTCAATGAAATTATAAGATTGTTATCATCGACATACCCTCATGTGAAAATCTATTGGTTCACCCCTATTGTTCGATATTCGTCTTACTCTATTTCCGAATGGGATGATAGGTATTGGAGTGATAGGATGGGTAGCACTGAACAACCATATCTTCCACAATCAGGAAGCAATGAGCCTAACACCTCTGACTCATTGAAAAATGGGACACTTAAAGATTTTAGTGAAGCTATTGAAAATGAAGTAAGACTTAACCATATCCCATGCTGTGATATGTATAATACGTTGGGGTGGAATAAGTATAATTTCAGCCAATACTTCAATGATAATGATGGTACACACCCTAAAAAAGGATTCAAGGAAATAGCTAAAAAAATTGCTTCCTTCCTAATCGCAAATAAAACGTTTTAATAGCAATTATGAAATACATTACATTCCCCACAGCGAATTTGAACGAGATACCGCAGGAGGTACTCGATGAACTGCACTTGGTTCCGAGAAAGAGCGTTGACGGTACACAGGTGATTATGAAATTGGATCACTATGAAAAGTTGTTCCCAAGTATCATGACTTTGCCGTTACTGGACGAAGAGGAGACTCCGCAAGAGCCGGTTTACCCTTATCCGGTATACGAAGGCGAAGAATTGAATACTTTGCTGGCAAGTTCGGAGTGGTCTTCAAGCGATAGTGTTTTATGAAAACCCTTCCTTGGATGCTAGTCTGCCTGTTGATTGGCGTGATCGTGTGGATGCAGTGTAATCCGCACGATCCGTCAACGGTCTACATTAAGGGAGATACTGTACGTATCCGGGACACAATAAGAGACACAATACCCAAACCGGTAAGGGAAACTCTGAAACGTAGCGATACGGTATATTTACCGATCCTGATAGATACCGCCACTGACAGAACCGTGGAAGGCGATTCGATTCCGGTACTAATACCGATTACAAGTAAGGAGTATAAGACCGATGATTACCGGGCGGTAGTCAGTGGGTATAATCCCAACCTTGATTCTATGGAAATATACAGGGATAATAAAATTATTACTTTTCCACCTTTACAGAAAAAGAAACGCTGGGGATTAGGCTTGCAGGCAGGGTATAGTTATCCGGGTGGCTGGTACATAGGAGCCGGAGTGAGTTATAACTTATTTATGTGGTAATTACCGGACTAACTATCTTCACAGACCGCTTCCGGTATGAAAAGTTTAAGATTCACTTATATAACAATTTCCGTTGGAAAAAGGTTTATAAAGAAAGGAGGATAAAATGATACATTAATTAATACTAAGCACTAAGTTTATCCGGTAAAGTAGAAGGCCGGTTATCATAACAAATGTAGCTCTTTTGGGGGTAGAGTAAAAAGAACCCCCGACACATTAAAGTTGACGCCAATCAATACTTTAATACACCAAAGCATACATCGGTTGTGTCAGGGGGTATAATATCCTTAACATTCCGAAGTATGCTTTTGTTCTTTTGGTATATGTACTGATTGGCAAGGGCAAAAGTACAACAAAAAAATTAATTACCATGTGTAAGTCAGAGATTTTTGCCGAAATATTGAATCTTGTAGGAAAAGAAACAGAAGTTTCTACTGAACTAATCCTTTCATCAAGCAAAGTGACCGAGGTTGTCGATGCCCGCTCTATCGTAGTATTCTTCCTTACTGAATACGGTCTATATCCTGAACAGATAGCCGCTCTACTTCATAAGACATCTGCCAGTATACGCTATCTTATATCCACTTTCGAGAGCCGCAAAAATACAAACAAAATGATTGCAATATATCTGCAAAATATTCGCAAATCGCTTGAAAATGAGTGCTGACTTAGGATGCGTCTATTATATACTTTTGTGATGCGGTTAATGTCGACCGTATTAAATTGTATATTAATATGAGTGAAACAAAAACTTACGTTTTCCCGGAATCAGGCGGGAACGGTGGCGGTAGTGGAATGATGGCTATGCTTGCCCCACTATTGCAACAGAAAGGTATTGATCCAAACTTATTGGTTGCTATGCAAGGAAAGAACAACAATGGATTTGGCGGTGATGGTTCATGGTTCATGTGGATAATCTTCCTCTTCTTCCTGTTCCCACTTTTCGGACGCAACGGATGGGGAAACAACGGAGATGGCGGTAACGGTGGTGGATTTGCTGGAGCCGGTATCCCTAACTTAATTAACAATGATGCAGGAAGGGAGCTACTTATGAGCGCAATTCAAGGAAACGGACAAGCAATTAACAATCTGGCTACTAATTTGAATTGTTCAATCGGTCAGGTTCAGAATGCCATCAATGGCGTAATGTCTCAAGTTCAACAAGTTGGTAACCAGGTTGGACAAAGTTCAATGCAGATTATTAATGCTATCCAACAGGGTAACTGTCAGATCGCTCAACAGATTGCATCATGCTGCTGCGAAAACCGCTTGGCAATCTGCCAACAGACCAATACATTGCAGAATGCCATTAACGGTGTTGCAACCGGTCAGGAAAGAGGCTTCGCTTCCGTTGCATACGAAACTCAAAGACAGACCTGTGATCTGCAAAACTCCATCAAGGACAGCACACAGCAAATTCTTGCCGGGCAACGTGCGGCTGAAATGCGTGAAATGCAGAACAAGATCGACCATTTGCGTGAAGAAAACAGCACGTTCAAGAGTTCTGCAATGACTTCGCAGATTGTGTCACAAGCTACTGCTCCTCTTGGCGCTGCGTTAAGTGATTTGAGTAGCCGTCTGGCGAAGATTGAATGTGCGCAACCGCCTACGTTCCCGATGCCTTATTGTCCGGCCAGCGGTAACTATGTTCCGGTAAACTATTCCGTTCCTGTAAACTTCGGTGTATCTACATTAGGAGCTTGCGGTTGCTAAGAAAGGAGGTAATTATGTTATATCCTAACTTAATGTATCCTTACTGGCTTCCAAGCCCTTTTCTGATGAACCGATCCGCAAGGGGAATTAGGAGAGTTGATGTAAACGGTATCTACGAACTTTCAACGAACGCTGTTCAGTTGACAGATGCAAGCGTAGATTATGGTATTAATCCTCACTGCTACAATGAACTTCCGTGCGAAAGCATAATCCTGTTGAAGGTTCATGCGGATGTTCCGGCGGGTGGAGAAGCCTTGCCCGTATATGTCATAACTCCGAATCTGGGACAGACAACTCTGGCTACTGCCGGGGTTACTACAGGAACATCAAAGGTCCCTGTTGTGGACAGTAATAACAATCCTGTTACCGGGACTGATGTTACAGGCACTACGGAACGTCTTGCTTATCTTAATAAGCGCACAGGCGTTATACGTTTTCTGGAATTTACGGCTTCAACACCGGCTGCTGCCAGCAATGGCGAACCGGCATCGGCAAGCGTAAATGCAGTAAAGGCAAAGTGAAATCTGGAGTGGAAGTAATCCCACTTCTTAAAGAGTTAATAAATTATGTTTCAAAGTCTAAGACAATCCAATATATTTTATATCCTTCAAAAAGGTGAAAACCCTGAATTGAAAGTGGGACAAGTTGTTTCAGTAAGCAACCCTCAACCTAAATACGGACAGTATGTTCCGGGGCAGACTTACGGCCAAAATATGGAAACAGTTGTTGACGTATCGGTCAAGGTTGGTGAGGAAACTATTGATTTCAAACAACTTCCGGCAAATCTTTCCATAGCCAATTTTGGTGCGAATGGAGTTGTAGTGTCGGAAAGCCGGGAGGCAATGAATGCCGAGGTGGAATCTATGTTGAGAATAAGCCGAGGAGTAATAGAAAGTGTCCCTTACCATGAGAAGGTCATTTCCTCCTGTGATGTTATGCTAAGGGAGCTGAATCCACAACTGGCGAAAGAAAAAGAACAGGAAGAGAAAATCGGTGTCCTTGAACAGAAAGTTTCCGGAGTTGAAAACACCCTTACCGATATAAAAGATATGCTTGCCAAGGCTTTGGGAAGTGGTAGTAACAATCCTAAAAGTAAATAAATTATGCAGATAATTGAAATCACAGAAAGCAAAGTCGAGAAAATGTCCGACTATGCTGAAAAGATGCTCAAATACGGTGGTAAACTGATGCAGTGCATCGAGGAACTTTCCGGAGGTGAAAGCATGGGAAGACGTGAACGTTATTATGACGATGACGACGAGCGTTATGACGAGATGGGCGAACGTGGTGGTTATGGTGAACGTGGCGGCTATGGAGAAAGACGTGGCGTACGTGGTACAGGACGCTATTCCCGTTATCGTTAATGTTTAATTAGGGGGTGGATTATTTCTACTCCCTATAACTTTTTTAATAATCATGAGAAGAGAACCGCTGGATATAAGAGACAGAAGACCGGAAGAGATGGAAGCGTATCTTTCACACTTTGGATGGCATTTCAACAAGAAAATGTGTGAATTTGCCGTGTCTTTGATGAAGAAGATGAATCCTTCAACCGGAAAGAAAGAACGTATTGAACCAATCTCTAAAGAGAAGGTTGACGAATTGCTCACCCGCTACGGAATAAAGCTTGAAAACAATGTGTTATATGATTATGTGTACTGGGCCAACCAATGCAAGGCGGATTTATTCAAATCCTCCGTGCCGGATGAAGCGCACATGGCATTATACATAAAGGATATGATTGACGATCCGGATGCTCCTGACGGCATGGCAATGTGTATGTGGTATGCCAAGATGAACAGAGCCGGAGAACCGGTGGAGTGGGACGAAATGCTTTGATAAATGATAAGGCAACGGTTTACATTACCCAAGTATGGCTGGAGCTGCATGGTATATTATGCAGTAGATACATATTATACAGAAGAGATATTGGATAGTATGCATTCCATCGGCTGTGATGGTGATATGCTCCGTACTGCATACGATAACATAAACTCCGGCAACCTGAATACCGGAGTTACTTACTCCAACTTCGGGACACGGGAAACGGTTATGGTTATTGCCCTTACTTCGTCTTCGAAGGAATTTGCCAAGTCATGGAGGCATGAGTGCGGGCACATGGCTACTCATATCTGTCAGGCGTTTGGGATAGACCCGTACGGTGAGGAAATTCAGTACATCGGAGATGATATAATTGAAAAGACGTGGGAATATGCTAAATCACTATTGTGCGAGTGCAAATGTTGCAAAAATGAAGTTAAACACTTAATTCACCAACCTTATGAAAAATAAGCAAGTCCGAAAAGCATTAAAGAGTGATACTCCTATTAATAGTATGTATGCTCTTATTCCGGATAACAGGATGCGGGCTTTCAAGAAGTTTGCCGCCCGTTTTGGTTTTACTGAAGAACGAATAAAGTCAGTACTCGAAAATGAGAAACGATAAACTGGATATATTGCTAGAGCAAGCGGACGACCGGTATCACTCGGATTTCTGCCGGCTTCTGCTGGTGATGCTATGGAACGCCTAGAAAGGTGGTTGTACTGGCTGATTCCTCTTGCGATTATTGCAAGGGTTATATCTTTGTGTTTGTCCCTGGCTATGTAGTCGGGGATTTTTATATATATTAGTAAAGAATATAAGTATAAATAGAAAAAATAAAAAGGGCAGCCCTGAAGCTCCCCTTTCCCGCTGATTGGCGTCAACTAATGTGCCGGACCGAAGCCCCCTAAACACTAACTTATTTTGCTTTCTAGTTCTCGTTTCATATTCTGCATTGTTATGCAGGGCTTTCGCCCTGCTGGTTAATTTACTTATTGATTACTGTAATAAACTCACATTTAGCCCAAAGGGATAAGTCGTTACTATTCATATACTCTTGATTCTTTGCTTCGATTGCCTTTGCTTCTTGTTCGCTGATTTCTTTACCGTTTACAAAATACCGTTTCATAATCTTTATTTTTTAATTGTTATTACTTTATTTCCTTTTTGATGCTACAAAGGTAAATAGTATTATTTACATTTGCAATAAAATGGAAACAAAACTGTGTGCTTTTAACTATTATTAGTAAATAATTCTATTTACATATTGGTAATTAATGTAACTTTGCAGAAAAATAAACGATATGACAAGAATAAAAGAAATACTAAAAGAAAAAGGGCTGACGGTTAATCAGCTTGCAGATATGCTTGAAATAAGCAGGCAGGCATTAAGCAAACAAATACAAGGTAAAATGCTTGTCGAGACAGCACAACGTATTGCAGAGGCTTTAGATGTTCCTATGTGGCAACTCTTTGCTTCTCCGGAAGAAGTACGAGCAAAGAAAGACGGTCTTTCTCTCACTTGCCCCCACTGCGGAAAAGATATTAATATTAAAGTAGAATAG